AAAAGTTTTCTTGAAATGTTGTTAGTAGCCAATTTACTATTTTTTAAAGCAGTTAATGTTTCAATATCAACGTTTCCATTATTTACAGCAACGGCACTTGTTAAGTACGTAAAATAACCCTCAAGTTGATGATGTAAAGATGCTCCTCTAGAAACTTTTCCTAACCTCAATTTATCTTTGGTAAGATTAAATAAACGCCCTGTAATATTCCCTGCAACAATACCCTCATGAGTTCTCCAAAGAGGTACATCAGAAAAAACTTTTTCAGACGTTCCTAATATGTCTGCCAGATATGGAAGATTATTGCAATATTCTAAAGTACCTCTTACTGATCCTGCCCCAACAGAAGTCTCCACCATTTTATCTGGTTCAGTTCCAGCAAGAAATCGTGTCTCCTCTTCTGTGCCAATAAATAATCCTGTAGGTACTTTTGCAATAATTGTAATATCTGAATTGAATTTAAATTTATTTGTATTTAAATTAAAAAGATCTAACCGATATGGTTCACTACAATAAAGATTTTGTCCATCAGCTCCCCAAAGACGTCCAAAAGCATAACAAAGACAAATCATATTAAGAGGAGGGCTGCAAAGGAAGGTGGGTAATGGTTCAATAGTTGGAATGCTTACAATTTTATCAGTAGCTCCAATCCTATAAAATACAGGCTCATTCTTATCTGTTGCCCAAACAAGAGCATTTGCAGGACGATTTAATATTGATATCCCCATTTCAGAAGATAAAGTAATCGATTGAATCGGTCCATTACCAGAAATAAATCCCCCACTTACATTGGTGAAACAAACATTATATGTTCCTGCGGGTAAGTTACCTGTAGTAACTGTAAGCATAGGCCCAGGAGGAAGAGTAATTCCCCAAGAAGAAACAGAATTATCTGTAGGATCTAAAACACATTTCCAATAAGGATTAGAGATATAGATCTTATCTTTACATAAGACATAATCAATTCGTCCATTGATTTCATCCGCAGGCCCATCAATAGTAGTAAGTTCTACAGCTGTGCCTGTACTAACTTCATATAATTTTCCTTGTGCAGCGCATAACATACAAGATTCAAAAGCTTTTAAACTATGTGCTCCAGCAAGAGTTAAAAAAAGTTCAAAGCCTTCTCGCTTAATTAATTGCCCAGCTTCATTCGGATATGAATTAAGTAAGATCTTTGGAACAATACCTTCTTTAGTTGAAAATGTCGGATTGACATTATTCATTCCAAGAAAGTTTCTAAGTTCAATATCAGCCATTAGCGTAAGTTTAAAGTCCTATTTTCATAAGGAATTGTAAGCTCAAGTGTTCTTGTCGCAGAGAGAAATAAATTCATATATTTTTCAGTATTTGGTTTATTTCCATCAGTACTATCTTCAATAAGTTCAAAGATTTTCCAGCAAGCACCGTTAACTAATAATCCTCGATGTAAATGACTTGGAATACCATCAGGCTCGTCAGTATCATCTTCCATGTCAACTGGAAAGCGATAAAAATGAAGCGTTATAGTAGCCGCAGAAGTAGGAATGCCTTGGTAATAAAAAAGATTACCAAACTCACAACATTCAGTTACAGTGCCTGATTTATCAAGTAACGGATATGTTTCAACAAAAGATATGAAAGATTCAGCAATGTCGATTTCATTACCATCAGAAGAAGCAACAAATTGAAGATTACGTTGAAAAGTAGCCGGCATATCAACATAAGCAACATCTGTTTCTGTGGTAATTGTATCAATAGTTAATAGAGCAGGAAGTGGAGGAGTTATCCAAGATCCTAAAGAAGACTGTATTCCTCCAGCAACTTCTTGTTGAACTTCATTTAAATAACCATCAATATCATCTGAAGTGAATGATTCATCTTGAATAATATTAACTACTTTTGTACGAAGTTCAGAAAGTTGCATTATAAATCATCTCCAGTAATAGGAGTGGTTATGAAATATCCATCTTCTGGATCAGTAGGAGTGACAGTTGGTTCCAATGTTTCTTCATCAACAGAATCAAGAAAATTCAACGAACTTTCTTTTCTTAACACTGGAACAGACTGTTTTTCTCCTAACGGCTTAGGTGGATTGAAGTGTTCATGTTTAGGTTCCCAACAAGTATCAGCACAGACAAACCAGTTATCCCAGGTCATACGACATTCAGAAGCAAGTCGTTGAAACCCACAACGATCACAAATAACAAAATAATCACCGGGGATATAAGACATAATGACCTCAAATTAGGGTATTCATTAGAGCAGGAAAAGGGAGAGAAACCTGCTCTAATGAATATGCCCCAACCATTAAGAAGCTACAGAAATTCCAGAAGTAGCATAAGTAGGAACAACACCCTGAATGTAAACACCCGTAGTTGTTGACAGTTTCGTATTGTTAATAGAAACACAATTATCCAGCAAAGCAAAACCTTGAGTTTGTTCAGCTCCAAAGGCTACACACTGCGCAGGCAAAGCTGTAGCAAGTTTGGTATTGAAAAAGAGACAATCTTTAACATGCAGCATCCGCTCAATGTCAGTTGCATTAGCACCATACATATAACGGTTAGCCACATTGCCAGCCTTTTTCCAGAATGTACAGTTTTCAAACTTGACATCCCTGGCCACTTTTCCAGCCGCTGCCAAACCGGCAGTAAACAGAACATTTGCCCGAACAATAGCTCCAGAAATAGCATTAACATTCGAACCAATAACAGAATTTATTACCAAAGAACTATCACCATTCATTACAAGTTCAGCTGCACCAGTAACGTCAAGATCAGTATCTTTATAAATTTCACAACCATTAATAACAGTATATTCTCCACCATCAAGAAAACAATAAATTCCTTCAGCAACAGTGTTACTGTTCATAAATTTAATGTTTTGAAAAGTATTTCGAACACCTGTATTAAGAATGGTTCCAATATCTGTTGCAGCAGTAGTTACACCAAGACTTACTTTGGCATTCTGTCCACAGTAACGATTACCAGGATCATAGCCAAAAATATGCATTCTATTCTTATCAATAGTCAGCATTTCGGTCAAGGTATGAGTGCTACTTCCCATCAAAGCAATACCTTGATCTTTGTTTGTCGTAATCTGAGTTTCCGCATAAGCCAAAGTTTTCCACGGCCGAGTAAAGGAATTAGACTTTTTACTCACTCCGTCAGAACCATTGCCATAATCAACAAAGAAAACTTCGGTCAACCCAGGAGGCATGCCACTCCCATAAACAGGCATACCCATACTTGAAATACCATTAGGAAAATTCGTAGTAGCCATTTTAATCCACTCCTTTAAGAGCAGTAGCCCCCATATTTCAGGGGGCCACCAGATTAAGTGATAATTAAACTACTTGCTGTTCACAGATGAACAACAATTACTTACGCCCCAGGAGATCCGAAGATTCCCCGAGGATCAGACCAACCAAAAGATCCACGGAACGTCGCTTTAAATTTGGCATTTTCAGTATCGAAATCCTGCTCGGTACCAAACGCATCAGCCCGGCGTTCCATATACTTCAAACCATCCGGACAATTGGTTTTAATAAACCAAGCGTCAGTATCCGTAAGATAATGATTAACCGCAATGCCTTTCGGAAACTTCTTTGAAGCACGCAGAGCATTGATGTCATTATTCGCAGTACCAGACTGCCCCAGAGATTCAAGAATCCGAAAGGCATCAAACTCCAGCTCTGCAGGAATAATCAACTGCTGAGGCATAATTGCAATGGTAAGTCCACGATCAGTCGTGAACCCAGCAATGTCGATACATGCCTGCTCCAAGGCAGCTTCACTCAAATCAGCAGCCGTAGTAAGTTCATTTGACCAAGTACCACCAGACTTATTCGGATGTGCAGTAGAACACAATTCTACACCATCAGAATTAGTTCCCATAGTATAAGAACTATTGAACGCCCGATTAAGTACATTAGCAGCAATGATTTCCTTGGTCTGCCGAATGGAAAAAGCCAACGCATTAGCTCGACGCAAGGCAACAGTCACGGCAATACCATCTTCATACATTTCACGAGTGATGATAAAGCCCAAACCATAGGTAACATGCGTATATCGAGAAACAAAACCCTGTTCTTGAGAGTCATACGCAATACCATTACCTTCAGTTTTAACTGCCGCCAGCCCAAAGCCAGTAACCCCAGCTTCTTCTTCATAAGCACGATTGGAATTAACTTTTTCAAAAATATCCAAAAACTCAATAGGATATTCATTATACTTCTGCCCAAACCAGGTTTTTACTCCCGGCACAAGGTCTTTTGCAAAATTACTGGTTGAAATAACGCCCATTAGGACACCTCCTTAATTAAAATGCTCATCAATTAAACGTCAGTAGAAGAGAGCATTTCATGTTCAATGATAAGAACTTCCCATTTACAATGGTCACCAAGTTCATTGTCAGGCCGATTTACTGCACGCAGAATTTTACACTGTCCAGCAGCAGTTGCAGTATCACTGGAATCAAGCTCCATACCGCTTTTGCCGGTAGTAGTAGATCCAGACCCAACAACAATATCAGTAGAAAGTCCTACCATTGCAGCCGTAATCGTATTGCCTACACTATCTTCCTGGATTTCAAAGATAACAGTCGGATCATCTACAACCAGACAATACATAGCCGTAGAGGCAGCACGATACTTCATATTGACATTGTCTGGATTTCCCATAACTTCAGGAGACAAACCAAAGCCAATAATGACACCACGAATAGTTTCACCTGCAGCAGCTTGCTGAACAGTCGGATACATACCAAGAGTATCAGCAGCACCAGCACTTTTAACAGCATCCCCAATAAAAGTAGCCGTCGCATCCGTAGCAGGAATGTAATAAACATTCGCCTGCCCATTATAAGGTGAGCCATTCAAATGTTTTACCGGTTTAAATCCGGCCGGTCGATCTAAATTAGACATAATTTTACCTCACTAAAATTTTAAGAAATTTCAACATTTCCTGTAAGACCATCAGAAGATTTGCTTCGTTCACTTCGGCGAATTTCATTTTCTACTTGAGAAATTTTGTCTTGTGCAGCTTTAAAATCCTCATTATAGAATTCTTCAGGAATCTCCATTAAAACTGCCCGCATACCACCGCCAACATGAAGTCTTACATCACCACCAAGCTGGGTAGCTCTGCCAATTTTAGGATCCCCAACTTGCGTTTCTTCTTCGACAATCGAGTATCCAGCATCTTTAAAACGCTGAACTCGATCACCTTTATCATTCACAATTCGGCGCACGAATCCGGGTCTTTTCGGTGCAGTTAAAATATTCCGCGTTCTTAGAGGAACACGTTTTCTTTCCTGCTTCTTAATCAAGCCCTCTTTGTTCTCAGTAGAAGTACCCTTATTTTCGGTTTTTTTATCCTCAGTCATGGTTAAGCTCCTTGTAGTTTAGCAATATCATTAATATACTGTTCTTCAGTCATAATTCCCTGTGAGACAAACTGTTTCATAATACTAAGTTGTTCAGGAGACAAGTCAGCTTTAGTAAACTTTGAAGCAACCGTCGTTTTTGTAGGTGCTTCAACAGGACTTGCTGGACCAATTGGTTTTTCTTTCTTTGGATTAGCAGGTGTTTCAAATTTTTCAGGAAACACTTCAGCAACTTTCTGACGAATTATTTTATAAACCCGAGCTCTAGGAGCTCCTTGATATTGCTCCGCCACAGTTTCGGCAAACTTTGCCATTTCATCATCAGTTAAATACCATTGATTATCCTTGATCCATTCATCAAAATCAGGATTACTTACCGGAGTATCTTTTTTTATCTGTGCTTGAGTTAAATCTTTTTTGATGTTTTCAATTTGTTCATCAATTTCAGTTACTTTTTTGACATCAGCCAGCTCAACTGCAGCAAGTTTTTCTTTCTTCAAATTAGCAATTTCAGCTTCTTTTTGTTTCAATTCAGCTTTATAGACTCTTTCATTATGTTCTTTTAAAGCTTCAATTGAACTTTGCATATTTAAAAGCTGATTTTTAAGATCTTTATTATTCAGCTTCATAGTATTTTGAATTTCACGAGATTTCAAAATATATGTAGCTGCATCAACAGAATCATCTCCTTTATGATTAGGATTCCAACCAATTTGAATAGCCAACTCTTCAATAGTTGGAGTCTTTACAGAATCCTCTTTTAATTTATCTTCAGGAGGGGTAACAGCATCTGTTGACTCTTTTTCAGTAGCAGGCTTCTCAATAGGAGTTTCCTTATCAAGAGGTTCATCAACAACAGATTCTTTTTCTGTTTTTGTACTCAAAATATCTGCAACAAATTCTTCTGACATAATAACTCTCCTTTAAAAAGATAATACAGCAAGAACATCATTATCGTTTAGTAAGGTGTAATTGACTCCATCCTGGCCAGTTATTGTCATACCTGCATATCGGCCATAACATACTCGATCACCAACCTTGGCCCATGCGTGACCATCATCAAGATCAGCCCAAGCAGATTTTCCAACAGATATAACTTTTCCAGAAGTTGCTGCTTGCTGTTCTTTTTCACGAACAGTTTCAGGTAGGAAAATTCCACCTTTTGTTACCTCTTTCACTGGATCTGGAAGAACCAAGATATGTCCACCAGATGGGGTGATTCCTGATAAATTGATGTTCTTCATAATTATCTCCTTAAACTAAAGTTATTACTCTTTTTCAATTGTTACTCATCCTCATATTCGAGGTTTAACAATTGATTTAACCCTGCAATTTGGCCCACCAACCTACATGTTAATCCTTGTGTAATGTCTGAATTTTCATTAGATACTGTAATACCTGATCCGAGATCTCTTTCAAGAGCTTCTTTAACAAAATTTATTTCTTTATAAACTTCAAGTGTTACTGGGTGTGTTTTCCATTCCTCAAATTGTTCTTTTGTAATGCTCATTTTTCATCTCCTAATTTCTTTATTTTCTTAATCTTTCCAGCTTCCTGCATCATCTAGTCTTTTTCTAACAACCTTTTTTGGTAAAATATAACTACCTGCTTGAATTTTAGGCTCCACAGAAGAAGTATCATCCAATTGATTTAATGCAACTGGCTTAGCTTTTATTTTTTTAACTTTTTTAACCTTTAAAGATTCTAAATCTTCATCAGAATTAGCACCTAAGAAACCTAAAGTTCTTTTTAAAAGAGACATTTCTTACTCCTGATTATTGGTTTTTAAACCATATTCACGCTTCATTGTGCTTTCTGTTAAACCATTTGGAGCTTTTCCAAGAGATTGTTGACTCCTTCCTTGGTTAAATTGATTCAATACTTTAGCACTTTCAAGAACTATTTTTTCATCATCATTCTCTATTCCAGCTTGAGTTTTCCCCTGAAGAGCTTGTTCACTTTCAATCTTAGCATAATTAAGTGCAGTTTCAGATTCCATCTTGGCTATTTTTGCCGTAAGTTCACGAATCTCCTCTTGGAGTTTCTTCATGTTAAGTTCTTCTGTTGGATCAGTTTGTGCTTCATCAGGGAACAATGAGTCAACATCTTGAATTTCCATAGCAAGTAAATAACGTCGCATGATTTCTTGATCATTCAAGCCTTGGCCCTTCAACTCTAACATGGCCTTAGCTTTCATTAGACGCTGTATCATAGTGGTATTATTCGGATCAGCCACAGGAATAATATCAAAATCATGCGTATTAAAATCAGCTTGAATATTAGCTTGTTCATCATCAAGAACTAAGCCATAAGTCATCTGGTCAAGATATAAAGCATTTAAGCGTCTTAACTTAGTAAACTCTTTGTGTTGAGCCCGATAAATCCTTTTATGGATAGCTGAATATACCTGCAGGCCTTGTTCAATTAAGGCAAGAACACTTTCTGCAGGAACATTAGCACCAGGTGAATTTCCTGCCAGGATTTCAGTCATACTGGAGAGTTCTTTTCCACCTTGGATTAGAAGACCAAGCAATTGAAAAAGTGTCCCAGATGGTTCACGAACTTCCATAGGGAAGATGTTTTTTCTTAAGTCATCTCCAGTAGCTTCAACAGATTTCCATTCTCCAGCTTTTAATTGAATTGCTTTACCACGACCAAGACGTAATCCTCTACCAATGAAACCACTTTGTCGATTTGATAATGTTCCAGCATCGAGAAGCTGGTTAATTAAGGTGTTAATGGCAGAGTTAGTACTCATCAAAAGTGAGCCAAAACCCATACCATAAAAACCACCATCAATAGAAGGCATAAAAATATAACGAGTAAAATAATGCTCAGGAATTATCTTAATTATTTTACCATTTTCTTTTGTAACTCCATTCTCATCTTTTTCTCTAATAATTCCATCAGTAGCAAATCTTGGAGAAATTCTAACAAGTTTTTGTGTTTCAAAGTGGACAGTTACCACGTATGGTTCTTGATAACCGTCTTCATCAAGATCATACCAGCGGTGCTGTTCAATAAATAAATGTGGTGTTTCTTCATCGGAGTTGCCACTAGGATCAGTTGCCTGGCCAAGTGCAGCAATATCAAATTGAATAAAAACTCCAGAATTGATACGCTCAACGATTTCGTTATGGTACAAATATATACGATGTGAAATTCTTGGCGCTCTTTCAAGATTTTCAGCTTTATAATTGACAACTACATCATCAGCAAAAACCATTTCAGAGATGTTACGCCGCTCAATTGGATCAAAGTAACTTTTCTTGAAAGCACAACCAATTGCAGGCAATGTAAAAAGTAATTGATCTACACCTTCTTCCCATTCAGCCATTTCGTATAGTAACTGAAAAGACATAAAGTCACAAATACGTTTAGCTCTTGCAGCTTTAAGACCATCAGAATCATTACCAAAAACTTTACTTTTTACAAGCTCATCTCCTTTGATGAGTTCAGGATAAGCACGTGCAGCAAATTGGATACAAGCATTAATGATTAAAGGATATTTTACATTTGCAACAATATCTCCAGCATAAGTTTTCTTCTGGACTAAAAGCTTAGCAAGATCAATAATTTGCCTATTAAGGTCTTCCCAATCTTTACGACTATCCAGATCAAGTTTATATCCTTCAAGAACTTTGGTTGTCAAATCTGCAATGACACTATCTTTTTGCTTTGGTGCAAGATTAGTAATCAGCACCGCAGCTTCAGCTCTTAAGATTTCTTTCTCAATAGCTTGAAGAAAGCCATCATTATCTGCTGGTTGTGCTTGGTCAGCTAAGATCTTTTCAACAGGTTCTTCTGAAGCCCAGACTGGATGCTCCATAGTAGTAGAAGGATCATCCATGATGGATTCTTCAGAAGTTGGTAAACCTGTTATCGGGTCGATAGGCATTTATTATCCTCAAGCATTTTTCTACTACAAACAAAATATTGTTTTCCAATAGCCTGACTATTTATACTACAATTAAATAATACCTTTTTCGTTTTAGGAATAAAATTTTTCCAGCGACGAATTCTTAAAATAAGTTTAAAAGTTTTAATTCTCCAACCATAAAGTATATTATAAGAATATTGATCAAAATATTCGTTTGGTAAAAGTGGATATAAAGGAAAAAGAAAGTTAAAACTAATTAAAGTATTTTCATTTGATAATAAATTTAAGCCATAATAAAGTTCTTGGCCTTCTTTAACTCGATGAATAAACATAATTAATATCCAGTAATTTGATTACAGCCGGAATTTTTAACGTTCTCAGAATTTTCCCAAGCATCAAATTCCCAATATGGTTCAGCAATTGCACGATCAAATCCAGACATAACCATATATCTTGTGCAATCCATTAAATGATCATCTTCCTTAACAATATGACCATTATCATCTCGATGATACGTTCTAAATTCTCCAAGCCAATTGACAAGGGATTTAAAAACTTTTAATGTGCCAAGACTTAATGCTTGCCAAGTATTGTATATACCTGATTCAATAGATTTGTTTGCATTCATTAGATCAAGGCCACAATTTGTATAAGCAACATAAAGTTGTTTGCCATCATCTTGAGAACGTCCATGAGCAGCTGAATCAATTACTCCAGGAATCCAAATTCCACGAGATTTTATTGCTTCCGCATGGATAAAAGGTTCTGCTTGGCCTTTATAATATTCTGAGTAAAGATAACAATTATTTGTAGCCGGATCTTTAGCTCCCCATAAACAAGCAGTTTTTTTCCATCCGACATCTAAAGAATAACACTTTAACCAATGACTTGGAATGCCAAAATCATCAACAGTTATATTAGCTTCAAGAATTGGATAAATACTTCCAGAACCTAAAGTTGGAATACCTTTTGACCGGGCTTCTTTTTGATGCGGTGGTAAGGCGGCATAATATGCTTCTTTTTGTTTTTCTGTGAGATGTGGAGCATCATCCCAGGTAGCAATAATTAAATACTTAGCACCATTTGGACCTTCTTTAATTTGTCCATCAGGCAAGAAATTTTTAACAGTCTTTGTTATGCCCTGGAGAGGGGTAAAGGTAAGAATAATAATACCCCCAGTGGTCATTATACGCATGTAACATTCTGTATAAATATCGTCCGGACTTTCTTCATCGAGCCAAATAACATCTTGTTCAGTCCCTTCAAAAGACTTTCTACCTTCAGCATAGGCTTTAATTTTAATTCTAGAAATTCCACCGGAGATATGGTTAACTAAAATTGTATCTACCGCATTAGGTACGCCACCAGCTTTAGGAGTAGTCTTTAAAATATATTTCTTAGGAATTAAGCCAGTGCCCATATCTTCTGGCGGGCCAAGCAATTTGAACTGAACAATATCTCTTGCAGTTGTTGAAGTAGTTCCAGCTGCCCAGGCTTTTATTGGATGATCAAATTTTTTACCTTTCCACCAGTCTGGATATCTACCAGTAGCGTGGAGAGTTAATTCATACGCGCCAATCCCTTCTGATTTTCCAATCCGGTTGGCAGCCATAATACAACGTTCAGAGAAATAATTACCCAGTTCAAAAAACTTCATATGCTTGGGATATTTATCTCGTGATAATGGTCCTGAAGCTGGATAAAACTGCATGATTCGATTTTGTTTTAATCGAGATTCTCTTTCCTTTAAGAGCTGTATATATTGCTCTTTTTGGTCTCGAGATAAAGAAAGAGAAGAGATATTTTGACCAGCGTTATACATTTATTTTTTTATCATTCCAGCAGCTGAATACATTTGTCCATGATATTCTGCATGACCAATAAAACCGGCAATTTTATCATTATTAGCAATAATATGAAACATCTCTTTTTGTTGATTAAAAGAGTCTTCCGAAGTCTCTTCCCAACAAAGACAATTATTTTTTATAGTTCTGAGAAAGAATTTCATTTTAATCAATACTCCTAAAAGGATCAAATTCTTTTTCTTGATCTGTACGAGACTCATTGATAATAGCTTGAATTTTGTCAGATAAACACATCTCCTCTGGAGAATCATTAGTTGAAGACTCTTCAGGGATGGGATCTTCTAGAGAATCTTCCACAAAAGAGTCTTCAATTATCGGCGGAGGAAGTTCCTGAATTGATTCTTCCAGAGGAGATGATTCTGTAGCTTTTAAAATATTTTGATGGTTAATTGATTTTTCAATAGCATTAATTTCAGCATCAAGTTCTTCGTCGGATTTATTCTTTAAGGTGAAGTTTAAATCAATTTTATCTGATGCTTTATAGCCAGTTCTATCAAGGATGTCTTTAGCTGTATTGTATTGAACAGCTGCAGGGATTTTTTGCTTCGGATCAAGCAATCTTTTAAAAGTATCTAACGCCGTCTGGTTGAGAGAGATCAACTCTTTGCGGACATCAAGAGTTGCTTTTTGTGCCTTGTCTTGAAGTCCCTCAAGGTAAGCTTTGCCTAAAGGTGAATTAATAATCAGAGATACTGTACTCTGAGTCATTCCAAGACGCTCGGCGATTTCAGCGTTCTTAAATCCATTAAAAGACATCTGGATTATGTTTCTGTGATGTGCTTTTAGTTCTTTGAGCATAATAAAAAAGCCAAGTAAAAGAATGAAAAGGGATGGATATTTACTTTCAGGATAGCTTTTTTAAATAGTAAAATCAAGGAGTTTTTGGGAGTTTTTTGGAGTGTTTGTGTGCACCTGTCGGCCATATTTCAGTTGAGCTTATCAAACCATTTTGACAAAGAAACCTTATAAAATGGATCTAACTTTAAGAAGGTTTAAAATCGTTCCCTAGAGTTAAAGTAACTATAGCCTGCCTGGACGTTCATATGTGAACACACTCTGGAATATAAAGATAATTAGAAGCCTTGTCTGATTAGGCTATCTTAATAAATGGTTTGTTCTAATAATTGGGTTTGTTCTGATAATTAGTTTATTTAGTCAAGTAGGGAGCTGAAATTGATTTTTTTCGCAAATGTATATAGAAAGACTAATTCTAGTATTAAAAATCGAGGCATGGGGTTCTGGCATTTGTGCGTCTATTCAAAATTGTTCCCTAAATAAATTATATAAACAAAAATATTTTTGTCATCATCCTTGGTTAAATAAAAAAGTTTTAATTGGCATATTCTTTGCATTCATTTTAATTGGCATAGTATTTGCAAAGATAAAAATAAATAATATAATTGGCATGAAAATTGCTAGCAATAAAAAATTAGGATCAGAAAAAAAATTAGGATTATTTTGTTTAGTTTTAATGTTTGGCACGGGTCTTGCTACATCTATTATATAGGGGCTTTTTTGGCTGAATATGACAATTTTTGTCATGCCTTGACGTTTTTTGTCAATCCTAATCAATTGATATCATTAAACTTTTTAGCCTATCCAAGGATAGTAACACCTAATTGGTTGAAATAATTAGATAATTGAATTGACAAAAATTGTCACTTTTCGCCTTGGTTGAGGATCAAGGGGTTTTTGTTCTGGAACGATTTTATTTAATGATCCTTGATAGTTATAAGATTTTTTTGGCATTATATAAAGTTGGCATGGTTATTGGATGTTATAATGGTGACAAGATGAGGATGAAAAAAGTTTTTTAAAAAAATAAAAAAATGACTTGACAAACGTTTTTAAAGGATATAAATTATATTTGTCAAGCAAAACTAAAAAGGAAAAATTGCTGGTATAAGCCAAAGGCCGCATAATCCCAGAATAAAAACAGTTATGGCATAAACAAAACATTTTGAAAGGGTTTTCATCATGGCAAAATCTATCTACGAAACCTTGGAAACTTTGGAAACTGAAACGTCTGTTCCGGAAATCAAGAAGGATGGTGTGTTGCTGAGGAAAAATTATGGTATGGTTAGTCATAAACTGCCGGAAAACATCCTGCCGACCGTGGAACAGTTTGAGACGCCCGGAAGATTACTGGAATTTTTCCAGGGCATCGGCAAAGTCCATGAGGCGCTCCAGAAAGCGGTTCAGGCAAAAATTATTGATATTCGGGCGGATTTTAAGGCTATGCCGACAGAGGGCGATTGGTCGCCTGAAGTCGGTCAAGCCAAGGTGGACAAGTCTGAATGGACCTTTGTCAAGCGGCCCGGTCAGGCCGTCAACAAAAAGGTCGATCAGGCGAGATTTAACGATTGTATGAGCCTGATCGTTACATTAACGGCATCGAAAATGAAGGCCGAAAAAATCACCGAAGCGGCCGAAAAAATTTACGGCAATGAAATTGTTACAGCTTGCCTGAACATGATCAAAAACGCCAAGGCGGAAGAATAACCAAAAACGGGCCGGTAAGTGATTTTTTGCTTACCGGCCTTTTTTTCTTAACCACAAGTCACCTGATCCGGCCTGGACGTTCACAAATGAACCGCTATTTTTAACCTTTTCAAATTATGAGCATCATTAAAATTGGCTCATAAAGAACCGATTTTATGCGGTGCCGTGTAGACCGCAGACAATACCCCCCCCCCTTTACCAAAAACCATAAAAGGCCCAAAAAAAGGCTTAAAAGTGGATCAAAAAAGGGATTCAAAAACAAAAAAATCTAGAGGTAGGGGTGCCTCAAATGGGAGTTTTTTTATTTTATATTTTTTTTTTCAATTAGACTCCAAAAGAACCCCAAAGACACCTTTGAAAAGGTATATGGGGATTGTTTACGGTCTACACGGAACCACCAAAAATCAACTATCCTTTTAACAATTTTAACCATCACTAATTTTGGCCCTTCACAAATCTTTTAACCACTTAAAAAAGATAAACTTTTTTGTTGACAACGGCCCGTTTGGTGTGTTACGGTAAACCATAAACGTGAAACAACCAAACAGCCCAAACTTAACAAGGATTAAACAATATGATTACCAAAGACCAGCTTGAAACATATGAAAAGCGAAAAGCCATATTAATTGAACCATGCAAACAGGCATTCAAAACAAAAGAACAGGCTTACCAAGCCTATATGACCGAAGTATCAAAATGGATGGCCCTGAAAAAAGAGTATGAATCCATAGACAGGGAAATTGCCTTATATAAAGCATCCATCCGACCAGTTAAAACTTCCACCAGGGCAAGTAAAACCACAGAAGAAAAAACTGCCCAGGCCGCAAAGAAAGCTCTTGAGGCCCTTCCAGAAAGTGTACGCAACATTCTAATCAAAACCTTTACCGAATAGGCAAACAGATGAAAACATACATTAAATCAAAAAATGGTCACGGTCTTTTCCTTGGGACTTTCTTATCTTATGTTTTCTTTGAAAAAGATAAAGAAACAACTCCAGATTTGATGGAATATGGCCCAGCAGAATTTTCATCTTTTCAGGCCGCAATGGATTGCCTAAAACAATGGGCAGGCAATCCAAAAGATTATGAAATAATCACCAGATAGACAACCGGAATAATTGAAATGTTTAGCCTTTTAAAAAACTATCTAATTATAATTCATGCTAATAATCCTGAACCTTTAATAAAATTCAGAACCAAAGCAAATTATTGGCTCCCTGAATTTTCATCAAAACCATCAAATAATATTTATAGCCCTCCAAATATTATTTGTACTACCAAGTCAACCACCATAGAATTAATTAAGGTCCTAATTCAAGAAAAGAGACTCCCATATGATAAAGTTATCTGGATTAACGGGAATAACCCAAAGATAACCATATGCTATACCTTTAACCAAGCAGGAAATTTTAACAACTTTTTCAGAATTTAAAACAACTGGAGGCGAAACATGGAAATAAAGATTACAGACTATATTGAAATACCAATAACAATAATCGGAAACTACATTCCAGCAGAAAAACCAGACTTTTCTGAAATGTCATCTTGCCCAGGGCACCGGGAAGATGCAGAGATAATCAGCATTCAAATAGCTGGTGTCTCTTTGACCGGCAGGGCACAAGATGAATTTATTCGAGAACACGACCCGAACCTGATTGACCGGGTTATCCAGGCGATTATTATTCGAGGAAGAAAAAAAAACATTATATAAAGGAGGAGAAAATTAAATGATATTACATCTTGGCGAAGTAGGAGAAATTGAAAAAGTCTACCGAGTTGATCGTGTTCCAGCATACTGGGCACATATCAAGACGGGCTGTAGTAAACTTTTCGTCGGAAATTGTGCATATGAAAAAGCATTTAATTACATCAATGAAGAAACAAGAAAAAGAAGAAACCAATCTTTGGCACATGAAACTTTTTAACCATAAAAAAGGAAAAGATCATGAACTCTTCAGCTAACGCCATAAATAATACTTTTCAAATTCTCGAAGAATTCAGCCAGAAGTCGAAAGCATACCATCCGCCACTGCCCCGCAAGATGCAACGTGTCTTTCATCGTGGGCGCTCCGGAAAAGTAAAAATCTATACCGAGGAAGAAAGATTTTTATATTGTTTGAAAAACTGCCCGATTCAAATGGATATTTAAATAAAGAGAAATTAAAAATGGTAAAAAGGAGAAAAATCATGAAAAGATGGTATAAAGATCTTGAGGGAAAAGAAGTAATTTATATAGGATATCAGGCTTCTTACTATTGTATTGTAACAGGTTTTGATTACGACTTTGGTATTACATTACAAGAAAAAACTACAGGACGATATATGTACTGTTATCGAGGACCATCTGCAAAAGTTCCTAACTATCAAAGTGCTAAAAGAGATTTTAGGCATCGTAAATTCATGACTTACATGGCAAAATGTGTAAAAGAAGGTAGAATTGTTAAGAAAGAACGTGAGGCTCTTCTTCGAAAACTCCATAACATTTCTCCTTTTTTCTCAATTAGCTATTCAAACCCTTCAACAAATACTTGTGCTTTTTCACAATAATTTAATAAAATAAAAGGATCTTTTATTATGCAAAATATTGAAATGTCTGTAAAAGATAAAAAACTTACAATTATCATCGACCTAACAAAAGAATTTGGCCGATCAAAGTCTGGAAAAACCATCATTGTTGCCAGCACCTTAGGCAACAGCAGAATAACTGGAACAGAAGTTCATATTGGAATAAACGCTTATAAGTATCCAACAGGTTAAAATTATGAAAATATTCAAAATAAAATTCAAAGGAAATACTTTAAAAGTAGTAAAATTGGCAGAATTTGACACCATTGATAACTTCACCTTATACACAAATGACAGAGAAATTACAAAAAGATCGAAATGGTTAGAATCATTCTGTCCAGGCGATTTTGTAATTAATCATCCAAACAGAATTTATGTAAGAGTTTTATCAAAGTTCTGGAAACCTAGTGAGTAATTAAATGGATAAACTTAAGGGCTTGTACCTGTCTTTACATGACGGATGTCATACCTATGGGATTCAAGCAATTAACGATCCTATAGCTTATGATAAGTTATTGTCCTTGTTTTATTCCATGGAATACGCATGGTTTAAGCAAGGAGATTCTAGAGACAAATCATGGCTATATATTGAATTTAATGGTAAATAAAATTTGATTAAGAGGAGAATGAAAAATGAATACTAATCCAATATACAAAGAATATTCTTCACATGAACAATGTGAATGTTACAAAATTGATCTACCTTATCCTAAATTCTTAAAACATACTGTTATTCTCTGTCCTGTAACAAAAGGTTTTGAATGTGCCAAAATCATTGCTATCGGTGTAGTGATTAATAATTTAATGGAAGCATTTAATAATAATCCATTAAAAGAGGAGGAAAATAATGGGTAGTCGTTATATAGTAACAGAAGTACAATTAGAAATTTTAAAATGTTGGTCTTATAATTAAAAAGGAGAGTTGATATGAAACTTACAAAGATAGAATCTATCCCTAAAGGAAATCCCTTCCTTCATATTCTTTGGCACATGGGAACCCCTATAGGAAAGGATCTCATGATAATGCATATGAACCATACTGAATATTCATGTAAAGACATTATACTTGTTAATCCGGAAACAGGAGAACGCTATAAACTTGATATAAAGGATGAGAAAATTTGAATACTTGCATTATCTACTGGTTAGATGGTAAGAAAACAGAAATTAAGGGAAAGGATGAAATAGACGCTTTTAGTCGTGCTGGATATGGTGGTGGGGCTATTCGTGCTATTGATTTTATTTCTAAAGAATCTTCTAGAGAATATGTTTGGGATGATGAAGAAAGACGCTGGAAAATAAAATCAATATGTAAGTGTGGAAAGAAAGTATATGGTGAGTTTGATCTATGTATAGATTGTGATTTTTAATAATTTTATAAAAGGAGATGTTATTATGGATATCTATGCACCAAAAGGTACAAAAGTGGTATTTAATCCTTCAGATTATCAATTATATTGTGAACCACAATGGAGTACTATTTTTCTTGCAACTCCTTTCCAAGAATATACTATAGAAAAAACAGTTGTTCATTCATTTAAAACAGATGTTTATTTAGAAGAATTTCCAGGTAAAATATTTAACAGTATATGGTTTGATTAAAAAGGAGAATGAAAAATGAATATATATTTGTGTCCAATATGCAAAACAGAATTGATTGTTTCAGGACAAGATTACCTTGAAACATTAGAAGAGCATGTTACTTGTAGCCAAGTAACTGCAAAGGATAAATACACTTGTCCCAATGAAAGATATAATTACTTTTGATTCAGATAAAACAGAAATTGGATTATTTTTCCGTAGCCCTTTTCAAAGAAGAGAATTTGAAGTTTATTCTCTGGAAACTATAAAAGCAGAAGATGTTAAAATTATTGATTCAAATTATGAGTATATATTGAATGCATAAGCATATAAAGAAGAGGCGAAAGAAGAAATTTAAAAAGGAGAATTCATCATGAAAAATTACATCTCATTCATCTTAATAATTTTTGGCATTATCATGCTTGCCAGCGACTGTACCAATTTGACCTATTTCTATCTTTCAAAACTTATCGGATTTGTTGTTCTTGCAATTGGTTGTGTTTTAATACCAAGAAACTATTTAGATTAAATTGGAGGCTCTTATGAAAAACCTTATAAAAGGAATCAAAAAACACATTTTAATTTCTTTCATCATCTCAATTCTTCTTTTAATCAAAAGTATAACTCTTTTGAAAAGTTAAAAAACAAAAACTGGCTGTTCATCTGTGAACCGCCTCGGCAGAGGTTATTATGATAAAAATCATCTTAACAATTAGCATTCTAATAAATATTTTGCTTATAACAAAATTTGTTCTCACTAACAACTCTGTACCAAAACTAACATCCTGGGACATTATAAATCAAAAAGCAACAATCAAATTTTATTATGATGCCTATCATAAAAATATTCCGCCTGGTTTCATCAATGCCACCAGAATGAATAGTTTTAAATTTTGGCTTAATAACGAATGTACAATTGACCTTAATAGTTTACCACCAAAATATACTTCTTGGTGCAATAATTTAAAATTAAAGGAGAAATAAAAATGGCTTTTACTATTGAAAAAACTTGGGAACATCTTAACAATCTTTGTGTAGTTATTATGAATCATTATACCGGCACTCGTTGTGGTTATGTTGGAATTAAGCCAGATCATCCATTGTTTGGACAAAAATATTTTGAAAAAAGCGATTTTTTGTTCAAATTCAAAGAAGCTCTTGAAAAATCTTCTATAGATAAAAAAGGAATAATTCCACTCCTTTGTTATGATGGAGAATCAATATCACCAGACATATTTTTTAATGTTCATGGAGGGCTAACTTATTCAGGAGGTGCTGGTTATCCAATAGAAAAAGAAAACATCTGGTGGTTTGGTTTTGATTGTAATCATTTTAATGATGGCTCAAAAACAAATCCATTTAGACCAGTAAGATCTCTTGACTATTGTATAAAAGAATGTGAATCACTATCTCAACAACTGGAAGATATTAAGGAGAAGTAAAAATGAATCCCATTATAAACTTTCGTCTATCACCATTTCAATTGGCCCGTGGACTTCAAATCATCCGCCAATTAGAGCCAAACTATCAACTTACAAGTATATCAAAACTTGTAAAAACTCTTTATATTGATTACTTAGCAAAGATGTCTTTAAACAAACCAGATGCCGTGCCACAACATTATTTAGATGAAATAGAAAGTATGTTATATACACCTAAAAAACCGATTACATCATTAAAGGAGTTTGCCAGAAGTCAAAATGACTCAATTATTAGTACTGTAGAAGATTTTAGTCCACCAAAAGACTGGTCATAAAAGGATTTTAAAATGAAAACTTTTCAAATCTCTGACATTATGACTATAAACATGACTTCAAGAATATGTTTCCTGATTAAAGGAGTTGCTTATGAATATTTTATTGATACGAGCACCTTAAATTATTTAATGAAAAAATATAAAAAATCTCATGGAAGATTATTAAACGCAATAAAGAAAAAAGCATACGATTGGCAAAAACTTTAAAAGGAGATACTATAATGCTAAATTTATCAGAACGATTAAAAATTGTTAATGCAGAACATCATCAAATGGTTGCCTCGCATAAAAAATGTGAATTTTATGCCGACATCATTGAAGAAGCTATTGGAATAACAAAGGAAAAGTTAAGAGAATCCGTTTATGATAGTATGGCTTATCTTTATTATTCTACAGAAGATTTAGATTCCATAGAGCTTACTTTAATTCCAAAACTGTCAGATACTTTTAACACAAAATGGAAACGTACTATTGAACAAACAACTGTTACTTATTGGACAGATTTTTGTGATGATGACGGTTGGGCTTTATATTTATGTATTGTAGCTAATATTTCAAACAATTCATTATGCACCATCAAAAAAATTCCTACAGGCAGAACAATTAAAAAAACAAAACAAATTGAATACGAAGTTCAGGAATTTGAAACCATTATTTCTTGCAAAGAATAAGGAGAAAAGACAATGAGAAAAACAATCAAGCAAATCCTCATATCTCGTGACAACCTCACTGCTGAGAAAGCAGATGAATGTATTGCAGATGCCAAGGAAGCCTTTGACAATTATATTGATGATAACGATTTTGAAAGTGCTCAAAATATTTGTGAAGAATTCTTTGGCTTGGAGCCAGATTATTTGGATGAATTTTTATAAAATCAATTTAAAAGGAGAATAAAATGCTTACTGAAAAAACCTTAAAAAAATGGAGAAAAGATGCTTTATGTGATATTGAAGAACTTAAAAGGTATGCCTGCAGTTCTAAAGACAATTCCTGGAGAGAGACAGAAGAATATGAGCTAAACGAAACTCGTATAAACTTACTAAATGCAGCAGAACGCATTCTCAAATTGACACAAGAACTTATGGATGCTTATCTTATTAAGAAAGGCTAACAATCATGTCTACCGTCGTATCTTTTAGAACAACTCAAGAAGAATTGGCAAAAGCATTGGATGGTCTCCTCAATAAGGGTACAGATCCATCTCAACTTAACACTATATCTCAAATTGTCAGAACAACATTTTATTATGGCATTCTTTCTTTATGTGAAAATGTTACTGAAAAAGCTTCTATTGAGGCAAGGCAAAAAATTAACCAGCTAATAACTCAGAATAAAAAGAACAAAGTTCTTGGCATCCAAGATTTGTTAAAAGGAGAATAATTATGATGATTTGTAAATTTTGCGGCTCTCCAACTCTTATGACAGTCAAAGATTTAAAAGAGAAAGTAATCCCATGTTGTAAAAAATGTAAAGATGAACAAAATAGAGAAAAACAAACTTTGACTGTTCATCTAATCTTTTTGCCTGAAGAAAATGAAGACAAAGAAGAATTAATTGTGTCTTCATTAGATGATGTTATTAACAATTTTTTCAATCCTACGGAGGTCTTTAATGAATAAAGATTCTAGAGTTGTCTTAGTTTATAGAGGCGAAACATTTCGTTATAAACAGCCTAAAATAGGACGTAATGATCTTTGTCCTTGCGGATCAGGAAAAAAATATAAGCATTGTTGTTTACTTCGTAAAGAACAAACTCGTGACAGATTGTTAAATGAAGCAAGATATAAAAAGGAGAATTCTAATGAAACTAAAAAAGATAACTAGCAATTGTATAGAACTTTCAATTGATGATAATAAAATTCTTTTTAGTTATAATGTACCAGTTGCAATAATCAATAAAGAATGTAAAGCATTCAGGACTCAAGCATACTGGTCAATAACAACAACTAAACATATCAACAAATGGTTAGCTGGAAAAGAAGCAAAAGAAATGCCTCAAGCATACTTTAATCAATTCCTAATAGAAAGGAATAAATAATGCTTATTCAAACAAAAGAAATAGGTAAAACAATTAACAAACCAAGCAAAATTATTAAAATCCTTAATAAACTTTTATCTGCTGAAGATTTAGCAGATCAAGCAAAAGAACATTTTTGGACAATTGGAGTAACTGCACAAAATAAGATTATTTATATCGATTTAACACATTTAGGAACATTAGATTTTTCCACTGCGCATCCACGAGACATATTTAGACAAGCAATAACTCATGGTGCTTTTGCAATTATTGTTAGCCATAACCATCCTTCAGGTGATCCAAAACCATCACGGGATGATCATAAAAAAACAAAACAATTGAAACTAGTTGGCGATTTTTTAGAAATTCCTTGTCTTGACCATATTATTCTTGGAAAAGTTCATTCTTATTCTTTTAATTCAGATGAGTATTTTCTTAATTAAAAAGGAGTTATCATGCTACAAGAGAAAAAATACATCTATATAGTAATGAATAATGATGATTTTATAAGAGCCTTTACAAAAGAAAGAAAAGCTAAAAATTTTCTTAATAAGAAAGAGAAAGAACTTAAAAAAAGAGAACCTGAGCGTTTTCAAATGCTACCTTATTACCATATTCATACAGTTGAATTATTGGATTAAAGGAGTTATCATGCTAAAAGTAAGAAAAAATCATCCTTATGACGGTACTCAGAAGGCAGGAAAACCAGAAGGTCCTATTTTTGATGTAAAAGAAATAAAAAAACATGACCCTATTGATGGTACAAGTAATTTAATTCTTTATTTATTATCAGATAATAGTTATTCCTTTTCTCATAATGTTACAGAGGTCCTATCATGATAAAATACAAAGGTAAAATCCTTACTGATGAACAAGAATCTCATATAAATACCATAATAAGTACAGGCCAGGATTATGCTATCCAGGCACCTCCAGGAAGTGGCAAAACATTTCTTCTTTTAGCTCTGGCAAGAAAACTAAAAGGTTATGGTTTATCAATTTCTTTCAACAAAATCTTATCTGTTGAAGCATCTGAAAAGTTTTGTTCATCAGTTATGTGTAAAACTGGTCATGCACTTGCTTATGGTGCTATTGGCTACAAATACAAACAGCGTTTAAAGAAATTAACAGGCAAACATCTTGCAGACACTGAAGATATCGGGGACTGGCATCTTTATAACACACCATCCAACAAAGGATACCTAATTCTAAATACAATACGTAAATACTGTTATTCAGCAAACAAAGTTATTAGTGAAAACCATTTGCCACAGCTTCCAATTTTAGATGAAACCAAGCTTGATATTGTAAAAGAAGATTTAATTGTTCAAGCAAGAAAAATCTTTGCCAAAATGATTGATCCTAACGAATCTTTACCAATTACCCATGATGTTTACTTAAAAATCTGGGCATTAACAAATCCAATTATAAAAAAGGATTATATCTTTTTCGACGAATATCAAGATAGTAATCCAGTCATTGCAAACATTATTAAAAACCAAGAATGTCAAAAAATCTTTGTTGGAGACCAATTTCAGCAAATTTATGCCTGGCGAGGAGCTATAAATGCCTTGCAGGACAAAAGTTTAGACATGCTACATATTACAAAATCATTCCGATTTGGAAATAACATCGCTCTTTTGGTAAATCGCATTATTACCAGTTATTATCCACATGATTTTCCTTATATTCCTTTCTATGGTAATGATAATGTAGAATCAACTGTTTCATATGAGCCAAAAGTTCCTTCGTGTGTCATCTGTAGAACAAATAAAGGAGTTATATCTGAAACCATTGATATGTTAAACCATAACTGTAAAGTTCACATCCTTGGAGGTATTCAACCAATTGTATATTTAATTAACTCCATTCAACAGCTTAAAATCCAAGGATATACAAACCATCCAGACCTTTTCTTATTTAATAGTTATTCAGATCTCTTGGAATATGCTAACTCTCTAATGGGTGGTGATATTAAGCCAGTATTAAAACTTATTGATGCTTACACCAGGGAAAAATTACTAAATATTTTAAGTTCCACTGCAGAAAATGCTAAAGATGCCGATGTAACAATAACTACAACACACAAAGCCAAAGGTTTAGAATGGCCTATTGTACGCCTGGCAAATGATTTTAAATATCCAAATGAAGATACTTTACCAACATTAGAGGAGACAAACATTCTGTATGTTGCTGCATCTCGAGCATTGCATCATCTTGATTTAAGCAAATGTCAAGCTTGTTTTCCTGCATCATTCGAACAAGCTAAAAAGTTGAACTATGAAAAATTTTTGATTGAACAACAATGTAATTAAAAGAAGATGGTTGTTTTTGAATAACTGAGCATGAACTTTAACAATGAAAGGGGTGATTGGTCATTAGAAACATTTTTGAAAAAAATTGAAAAAAAGGTTGACAACGGGGTTTTTTTGGTGTAAAAAGGTAAAAAGGGCCGGAAAAGCCGGCAAAACATTACCGGGCATAAGCCCATAACACAAACAAAGGAGAAAAAACATGAGCAACATCAAGGTCGTATCAAATCAGGCTAATCGTGAAATCGATGTCAAAGAACCTGAAGTTTTGGGTCTGACATCGATTGAAGAACTGGTCGAGGCGTTGGGGGCTGAGCTGGCCGTCAATATGATTCGTAACCAGTTGAAGGTTTCTTTCCGTGCTGTTGTTCGGCGCAAACTGGAAGAGAAAGACGACAATGATCAGTTTGCCAACAGTGACGAAGCTATTCTGGCTGAAGACTACACTGACTGGAAACCGTCTCTCCGTATTACGAAGTCTCCCGAAGAGAAGGCGCGTGAAGCTCTGGGTAATCTGCCGCCTGATGTTCGGGCCGCCCTGTTGGCCAGTTTTGACAGCTAATTTATTGGCGCCATAAGTGATTAAAGTAGGGCAGGTTCCCACCATTGCCTGCCCTACTTTAACTCTTTTTAATTTGAAAGGATTTTTCAAATGGATTATAATAAAAAGATTGATTACAGTTCATTAAGCACCTATTTAAGTTGTCCTCGTGAATTTTTATTCCAATACATAATGAATCTTCGTCCAGCAGGGCAAAGTATTCATTTAGTTTTCGGTGCCTGCTGGCATTATGGTCTTGAGGCTACATATCAACACCTAATGGAAAATCCACACACATCATCTGTTGATTGCACAATTATTTCTATCAAAGCATTCAATGCGCTATGGAAACTTGATGGTGAACCTTTCTGGAAAGATGAAGATCTTATTTTTCCTAAATCCCCTGGACATGCTGCTAATATGTACAAAGCATACTGGGATCGTTTCCTTTCTTTAGATACAAATGACCGTAAAATTATAGCTGTAGAAGCTCCTTTTGCAATTGATTTATCTACTATAACAAATGAAAAAAACTTGCCTGATTATATTGGTCGATTAGATTTGATTCTTTCAAACGGTGATGGCATTGAAATTATCGATCATAAAACAGCCAAGGCAATATATAAAACTTCCCCACAAACATACGAGATGTCCTTTCAAACTGATGGCTACTTAACTGCTGGACGTCTTTTCTATGATAAGATTCCATCTATTACTTATCGTGTAGCTTTGTGTCAAAAAACCAAGATTGATTTTCAACCAATTACAATAAACAAACGCTCGGCAGCTATTGAACATTTTTTAGCTAACCTTGTTTTTTATATTAAGCAAATTAAAGAAAACTTAATCTTGCTTGAAGAAGATAAGATGAAATGTCTCGATAGATCTGATATTCTTAAATCATTTCCACGCAGCCCTGGATATTCATGTACTACATTTATGACAACCTGCGCTTATTATGATTTATGTAGACTTCGTAACAATCCATTGTTATGGTTAAACAAAGCACCTCAAGGATTTCATTTTAAAGAATGGAATCCTGAAGAGCATGAAGAAGAAACAAAGAAAAGATTATCAAATTAACTAAAAACTGTGCCAGAATGACAAAGTGGCCTAACCAGCCGCCCGACAATGCACGGGATTACAGCACCATAGAAACACCAGGATGGTCCTGGAAGCTAAAAAAGCGAAGCTCTATGGTGGAGAAATTCTGCTCCTTAAAATCACGCATTGTGGCACAGTTTTTAAATTAAAGGAGATAGAAAAATGAAAAAATTATTTATTATTCTTATCTTAACTTTTGTTTTAACTATTGTTGCTTATGCCAAATGGCCTCGTCCTGGCCAGCCTGGATATAATGAATACATAGATTGCCGGGCTGAATGTTATGAAAAAATGAAAGATTGTGTCGATAAGCAAAAAAGAACTAAACCGTCAGAATCATGTAGAGAAAAGAATTTTGCTTGTATGGATTCTTGTGAAGCAAAATATGAAGCAAGATATCGTAAATAACAATAATAATCATTGAAAGGATTTTTCAAATGACAACTCCTCCGAACAAAACAAAGTTATCAGCAAAACAAAGAAAGTTTGATCTTAAATTTTTGCTTACAGGAAATTCTGGTAGTGGCAAAACTCATTTCACAGCTACCTATGATCAGGGACCTATCCATTATTATCTCTTTGACAAAGGTGGTGAAAAAACAATTGAAAAGATAATGGGAAATCGAACTGACATTACAATAGATAATTTCTCTTCAAATTCTATTGAATTTTCAGATTTCTGGAAGCAATTCCAGGAAGATGAAAAAAATGGTCTTTTTAATTGGCTTCTTGAAAATCAAGGATTACTTGTTCTTGACTCCCTAACTAACGCGAATCAAAAGGCTATTAAAGAAATTGCCAAGAAAGCCGGAGTAACTCCAAGTGGTATTGGCAAGAAGATTGATATGAAACTCGGTATGGCTCCAGCACACTGGGGACAGCTTTTACAATGGATGACAACTCTTACATCTTCTTTGCAAGAGTTGCCTTGTGCTGTAGCTGTAACAGTTCATCTTCACGTTTTAATGAATAAAGATCAAGAAGTTGTTGCAAGATATCCAGCTGTAAATGGCCAGTTCAGACAATTACTTGCTACAGATTTTGATGAAGCCTATCTTCTGGTCAGCAAAGGATCAAAGAGGCAAATCTATTTTACAGAGAAGCTGAATTTTGAGGCAAAAACGAGAGTTTTTGATATGGACAAGATTGAAGACATTACCTTATCTGAGCTTGTCAAGGCTTATCTTGAAGGCAAGACAGTTATTAAACAACCAAATACTGTTACTCCATCTTGATTTAACTCGCCTTCAGAGTAGTTAGGCATATCTTATAATGAACAAAGAATCGGTCTTTGTTCAAACATCAACAAAAGAAAAAAGGAGAAACAACATGGCCCTTATCCCCAACCTGTCTGACATTCCGGACAAGAAACCTGTAGAAGCTGGTGAGTATGAGCTGCGCATTTCCAAGGTTAAAGAAACCAAGAGTGCCAAGACCGGCCGGTATGGATGTCAACTGATCATTGACATTGATGGAGAAGATGATGCTTCTTCCATTTTCCATACTCTCTGGTATGGTAATTACAAAGATTTTCAGGGTGATGATGCAGAGAAGAATAACACCATGTGGCGCATGGTTAAAGACTTTCTTCGTGCCCTGGGTCTTGACCCTGAACAAGAGACTTCTGAGGAAGATTTGAAAGGTCTTGAGTTTACTGCTGAAATCAGTTACAATGATGGTATGGGTACTGATGACGACGGTAAGCCGATTAAGCTCGGACCTCCGAAGAATGAGATCTTGCGGATTGTGTAATCTTTTGTAATTTAATTTCTTAAAAATGGGCGTTCACAGATGAACAGCCATTACAAATGCTTGCCCATTTGTGGACGCCCAAATTTTAAAGGTTTAAAATGATAATCTTTCTCGACCTTGATGGAGTAATTATAAACTGGGTTCAAGGTGTGTTTAAATGGTTTGGCAAACCTTATGATCCAGAAAAAGTTACCTCTTATGGTTGTATGCCAAAATTATTTGATGTCGATCAGCAGGATTTTTGGAACATAATTAAAACTCCAATCTTTTGGGAATATTTAGAATTTTATCCAGAAGCAAAATCTTTTATTGAAAAACTTCAACAATATGGTCAGGTGATTCTTTTAAGTAGTCCTGCCTATGGTTGTGCCGGATATAGACAAAACTGGATTGAACAAAATTTACCTGATTTTTTTAATCGGGGTGAGTATATTTTAACACCTGCAAAATGGGCTTGTGCTCATTCGGGTACGGTTTTAATTGACGATCATAGTCGTAATTATAAAGAATTTATTAAAAATGGTGGACAGGCAATACTCTATCCTCAACCTTGGAACGATGCAGGAAAACAATTAGCTGTAGAAAACTTATCTGAAAAAGAAAAAAATGCTTTAATAATTGAAAAGTTGCTAACGATTATAAAATAAGGAAAAATAAAAATGTCTTTAAAATATATTACAGAAAAACATCCTATACATAAAAAACTTATTGCTTGTGAAGAATTCTTATCTTCTCAAGGAATTAAAATTTTTGCTGCTCATATGAAAATAGAAGATGAATCAGGAGTAACTCTAACAATAGGAAAAAATCCTAATTCCTGGTCATTTTTTCCAAGAGATATTGAAGAACAATTTTATATTGTTGAGGATTAAAGAATGACTAAATCAGAACTCATCCAAAAAATCTCCGAAGCCAACACAGCATATGCTGCCGGCATTCCATTTATGACCGATTATGAATATGACCAGCTTTGGCAACAGCTTTATAATATTGATCCTACCAATGAGCTTCTTTATCATACTGCAAAAAGTCCTCTGATTGGTGGAACTTTAACAACTCATAAGTATCCCATCTATGGTACAAACAAAGCATTTAATATGACTGATCTCAAACCATTTCTTACCAGATTTGGTGACCAGCTACTTGTTATAGAACCTAAATATGACGGCTGTGCCGCAGTATTAACTTTAACAAAAGATGGTTGGATTCTCACAGCTGAAGGTGATGGCAAACAAGGTGAAGACAAATCACATTTAATTCCCTTCATATTGTGTACTTTTCAACTTAGACATTTTCAAGCAATTGAGCTTCTTATCCCTTGGGCTGATTGGTCACCATCTTTTGGGAAGAATCCAAGAAATGTGGTTGCCGGATGGATAGCGAGAAAATATGAAGAACCTCCTATAAAAATAAAAGCTATACCACATAATTTTGGTCCATTAAATTATGAATATACCTACTCTGGCAATCTTGACGAATTTGGTGAGCTTCTTCTTAGGTTATATTCAGAATGGTCAACCATTTATCCTATGGATGGCCTAATGATCAAAGTAGCAGATGAAAAGTCTCGCCTTATAGCCAGTCATAATGGTCAGACTAATAATTGGTCCATCGCCTGGAAACCACCAATTCAGACAAAAGAAACTACAGTACTTGATATTGAATGGAACGTCTCTCGCCTTGGTAGAGTCATACCAACTGTTGTTTATGAGCCAATTGAATTATGCTCCACAATTAATTCTCGTGTAACTGGAAATAATGCTCAATGGTTGTTAGATAAACAGATTCAAATTGGTTCAAAATTGGTTGTTGGTAAGGCAGGCGAGATTATTCCAAAGATTCTTTTGGTCAATAAAGTTTTTCTAAAAAAGACCCACGAACCGGCCGAAAAAAACGCCAGCAAGCCACCGGAGAGCTCCGTGACGGCCACAAAAAATTTTTCAGGTAGTTCTCTACCTAAAAACCAGGAAGCCCCGCAAAACGGCTATAAAAGCCCTTTACCGGCCTTTTGTCCTAAATGTAATGAACCCTTAACCATGGATGGAGTTCATTTAATTTGTTCAGGTTCTAATTGTATAGCCAAACTAATAGTCTCCGTTGCCTATTTTTATTCTAATAAAGGAATAATGATTGATGGCATCGGTGAAGGAACTATTGAAAAACTTCTTGAAAACCAAACAATTTTTAAAGTCCTTTCAATTAAGCCTTGGGCACTACTTGATCCAGTAGCTTATAATATTTCTATAGAAACATTTTCTATTCTTGGTGAAAAGACTTTTACAAACATAATTCAGCAAGTTCAGCAAGTAAAGGGCACAAAAAATATGGCCCACTTCATCTCTGGTTTAGGCTTGCCTGGATTGGCTTATAAAACTACTTTAAAACTTTGCCAGTATATTAAGTCCGGTAAATTGAATGTTCACATCTCCGAACAGGCAAAGAAAAGTTTTTTTACTGGTGCAGTTCTTTTTAATGATGCTCAAGCTGAATTAGAAAACTTTTCTTTTGCTCCATTACCTAAAGCTGCAAAAGCAATTTATTGTATTACAGGAACTCTTTCACAATCAAGAGAATCCATGATAGAATTCTTATCTGGTTATGATTATGAATTTTCTTCTACAGTAACCCGAGAAACAAATTATCTCATTGTAGGACAAGAACCAGGTAAAGTAAAAATAGATAAAGCATTAAAATATAATATTCCACAAGTAACCGAGGAACAATTTTTTAAACTTTTAACTAAGGAGAAATAAAAATGACTGCTGATCATGGTGACCAAAATAAAGCTACAGCTTGGATAGATTCGGAAACATATAATATCGTTATGGAAAAATTCCATCACGGACAACAAACAATTTTCTTACGTAAAATATATGATTCAATCAAAATTCTTATTGAAAGAAATGAATTTGATAAAATCACTGATTATTTGTACAAAAAAGAGGATCTAACTTTGCCTGGTAATTAAGAGGTATATTGTTATGAGATACTACTCTTGTTTTAGTGCAATGATACTTGATAATGATATGAAGTTACCAGAAGAAATTACTTTACAATACCGATTTACAAAAAAAGACATTGGTATTCTTCAAATCATTGATGGAATGAAACCTTATTTTGAAAATATACCTTATGAGATTCTTTATGAGTATATCAATAAAATAAGTATTTGCAAAAACAATTTTAATTATCTTCCAAGTAAATATAAGTTCATTAGAATTAAAAAATCTGGTTATGTTTATCCAGTAAGCATTTACAAAGATTGTTTATGGCTTCCTGAAAGTTATATCAATAGGCCAGCTAGAAAAGTTGAACCAGAAGATGAAATAAGATTAAATCCTCATCTTGCTCCACCTTTTACATTTATTCAAACCATAAGAGAAAAGATAAAAACCTTATATTATATCAAAAGATTTCAGCTTAAAAAATGGCTACAAAAATAAACAATTCTTAGGAGCCTTCCCATGCCTTTAATGGATCGAATTTATGTTAAATCATTTCTGGAGATGTCTTATCCTGAACAAGCCTCTTTAATCGATAAAGTCCGTACAATCAGAACTTCTGCTTTAAATGCTGCAAAAATATCCTCTCAAAGAATTACCAAATCTGCCATGCATAACATATCGAAAAATAGTGGCACTAAACGAGGTAAAAAAATGATGAAAGATCCAACCATTGCAGCAAAAAAAGCATTAGAAAAACTTTCTCCAGAAATGCTGGCATTATTTAAAAAGGAGTTTAAAAATCTTTAAATGGAGATTATTTATGGAAAAACTAATTAAGCTTAAAAAAAATGATATAATTAGTTTTCAATATGGTACAAGAAGAATAACAGCTAAAGTAATTTCTAATGATGGAACACATATAACTTGGCAAGCTTTAGATTGGAGAAAAGAATGTACAAAAACTTTTGGTTATTATCAACTTATAAGTAGACAGATGCTTTATATAGGAAAGTATCGACCATTATTAAAAAGATTAATTTCTTTAAATTTTTCTGAAATAGACCCTCTTTAAATAACTAACCTTTTTTAAGGATTTAAAATCATGCAATTATTTCAAATTGAAGAGCGTAAAATATCTGATATCATCATAGAAGATCGTACTCGCACAGTAGTTAGTGGTATTGATGAATTAGCTGACAACATCAGTATAATTGGTCAGATATCTCCAATTATTATTGATTCAAATAATCATCTAGTCGATGGTCTTCGTCGAATCCGGGCGATGGAAAAACTTAACAAAGAGACTATCGAAGTTAGAGTTGTTGATAATCTTAGTAAAGATGATAGTTTTTTGATTGAACTCTTGTCTAATATGGACAGAGAACCTTTTGCTTGGCATGAGGAAATCGAACTTAAATATAAACTTCACAATCATTGGAAAACAGAAGCTGAAAAAAATAAAAAACCATGGGGTTATCGTGAAACTTCAAAAAGACTTCATTGCAGTCTAGGAGGCCTTTCAACTGACCTGGCTTTTGCTGAAGCATTAAAAATATTTCCTGAATTAAAAGAACAAGCTACTAAAGGTCGAGCAAAAGAAGCTTATAAATCAATGGGTAAGCAAGCTGTAGCTCTTCAAAGAATGAATAATTTTACTGATGAAGAAAAAGAAAGATTAAAGAAACTTCAAAGTGGTAATATGGATATTGCCAAAAATACTATTGGTAAAGAAGCTCTGGATAAAACTGCTAAAGCAAGAGAAGAAGTTGATTCATTAACCTCTAATAACGAAGAATCATTCAATCAGAATATAAAAGTAATTTATGTAGCAGAAAATTATAAAACTTTTCTTCAAAAGATTCCACCTGCATCTGTTGGAGTAGTTGAACTTGATCCACCTTATGCAATTAATTTTGATACCACATACGGAAAGACTTCAAAAATTGAAAGCAAGGCAATTGATTGGACTGAAAAAGAACTTTATGAATTTTACTATAATTATTTGCCTTTGATATATGAAAAAATGATCGATGCTAGTTGGGTTTTATGCTGGACAGGGAAAGAACATTATATAGAAACTAATCGTATTGCTAAAGAAATTGGTTTTGATATCCAGCAGCCTGGTGTTTGGATTAAAGCTGGTGGAAGTACAAATCAACCAAAGAAAAACATGATTAGTAATTGGGAAATGTTTTTACTCTTTCGTAAAGGTGAAGCTCAATTCAATACACCAAGTCTCTTATCTTCTGTAGACATGGCAACTGTTCCATCAAGTCAAAGAATTCATCAATGGGAAAAACCTATTGCACTTTATGATCATTTTCTTAAAGCTCTCAGTACTCCAGGTACACTTTTTTTAAGTCCTTTTGCAGGTAGTGGTAATTGTCTTATTAGTGCTGCAAAATTTAAAATGCATCCAATTGGTTGTGATAAATCACAGAAATATATTCCTCAATTTTATGCAAACCTTCAGAATTATCTTGGTATAAATGCTAAAGTAGATGGCTTATAAAAGGAGGATTTTATAATGTGTTATGACAATTGTAAATATTTTAATACTTATTCTGAATGCTGTACTAAACCTTTTAATCAACCATGTTTATCTGAACTTCATGACAGAGAAGAAGATGAAAAAGATAATATGATTGAAGAGGATGAAGAGGATTAAAATGGATAAATTTAAATCAGGACAAATAATGGAAAATTCATCAAAATATAAATCTTTTTGTTGTTTACATAAGAATCTTGTTCCACTTGAATTTTCTTTTGCCAGAAAAACTTGGCCTGAAGGATATGAAAAAGAACCATTTTATAGTAGTGTTAATATTCTTGGCGCTGATGTTATTCGGGTAAAATCTTATCTTTGTCTTGATTGTAACAGAGAAATTAAAGCACCTAATCCAGAAAGCATACAAAAGGATAGATTATAAAGGATTAAGAATAATGATTATTCCAAAAATAACATCTACTGAACCAAAAAAATCTAAAGAAAATTCTTTTGATGCCTTGGCTGTAGAATGTCCTCCAACAGACAATATTAACTCTGCAATAATTGCGATGGTAGGTGAAGCTCCAAGTGACATCGAATTATTAAAAGGTGAACCTTTTGTTGGTCCTACAGGAAGTCAACTTAATCGTATATGTGCAGCAGTTCGTTTAGCCAGATATCAAATATATCTAACTAATGCCTGCAAAGCAAAGCTTCCAAAAAATGATACAGATTATCTCTGGACTTCAAAAGGTTATCGTCATCCTGATTGGGGAACTTTACAAACCCGTTTAATTGAGGAACTTTCTAAATTTCCTGGTAAGCTCATTATGTTACTTGGAGCTACTCCAATGAAGCTCCTAATTGATGAACCTCGCTTTGATTCAATATCCAAATATCGTGGTAGTTTTTATCCTGCTGAAATGTTCCCACATTTGAAAGAAAAACTAGCAGGAAAAATTATTGGTCTTTCTTTTCATCCTTCTCATACAATGTCATATAATCAGCCAATTCATTTCTATACCATGATTGCTGATTTCAATAAGGCATTAAAAGTAATTGAGAATCCAGATGTATTAAAAGACATTACCGATATTAAGATAAATCCTACTCTGGATGAAATTTTAAGATTTTATGCCTTAATTAAAACAAAAGAGCATGTAGCTTTTGATATTGAATGTACTCCAGAATTTATTACTTGCTTTTCTCTTGCAATTTATTATGATGAAAAAATTGTTTCCATGTCAATACCTTTTCTCAATAACCAAGGTAATATATGGTCACCTGAAGAGGAGGTAAAAATATGGAAAGGTGTTGCTGAAATTTTAAATGATTCAAATATCAAGAAGATATGCCAGAATGGAATGTTTGATTTAATGTTTATTCTTCGTACGATGAACATTAAAACAGATAATTTCTTCTTTGACACTATGCTTGCTCAACACAGATGTTATACTGAGCTTCCAAAAGGTCTTGATTATCTCACCTCTGCCTACACTTTTTATCCTTATTACAAAGACGAAGGCAAACAATCCCATCTTAAAGTTATTAAAGACTGGCCACAATATTGGGTTTATAATGCCAAAGATTCTGCTTATCTTCTTCCAATTGCTGAGGCACTAATCAAAGAATTAGAAGAATTCGATTCAACTGATGTTATGGCTTATATGATGGATCTTCATAAGCCATTGATGGAAATGGAGTTTAATGGTATATTAACTAATAAAAAAGGAATCATTGAAACACGAAAAAAATATGAACGTTGGGTAAAAGCACTTCAACATGGTCTGAATAAAATAGCTGGTAAAGAATTAAATCCATCCTCATCAAAACAGATGATTGCTTATTTTTATGGTATTTGTATGATTAAACCTTATATAAATCGTACAACAGGCAATGCATCCTGTGATACTGTAGCACTACATAGAATTGCAAAAAAGAATATTAAAGGCTCTATTGAAGCACGAATGATAATTAAGATTCGTAAATATAATAAATTGATATCAACTTATTTTGACGTTCCAGTAGATGATGACAATCGTCTTCGATGTAGTCATAAAATTTCTGGAACAGTATCTGGACGGATAGCAACTGAAAGGACTTTTTTTGGAACTGGATGTTTATTACCTTCAGCAGAAGTATTAACACCAAATGGTTGGATTCAGTTACAATATTTTCAAGAAGGTATGCAAGCAATGCAATGGGATAATAAAACAGATTCATTATCTTGGTGTGTTCCTAAATTACATAAAGAATTTTATTTTTCTAAGATGATGCAATTAAAATCTACTCAAACTGAAGGAATATTTACTGCAGATCACAGAATTCCATCTTACCATCCTGGGCATAAAACTTTTAGTGTTAATTCTGCTTATGAAACATCTTGTTTAAGTGAGCGTTTATTACCTTTAGGAAGTTCTTTTAATGGGACAAAAGAATTACCTCCATTACTATTACGTTTAATTGCAATGGTTCAAGCAGATTGTACTATTGAAGAATCAAATATTCGAGTTTCTTTTAAAAAGAAAAATAAAATTAATAGATTTTTAAAATTAATGGCTCTTGGAAATATTGATTATACTGAACAGAAAGCTACTTCTGGTTATAGACGTTTTTGTATATCATCTAATTGGTCAAATTTAATTAAAAAATTTCTTTTTGATGGAAAAACTCTTGGTTCTTGGATGTATGATTTAACTTTAGAAGCTAAAGAAGCTTTTATAGATGAAATTAAATACTGGGATGCTCATCGTAGAGGACAAAGTTATATTTATTATACTACAAATGAACAGAATGTAGAAATTATAAGTACTCTAGCACATTTAGTTGGTAAAAGTTGTACAATATTGATCAATTATAATAATAACAATGGCTATGGTCAAGGAAAAAATAAACCTTTATACTCAATTAATATCAAACCAAGAACTCATGCAAGAATAAATAAACAACATTGGAAAATAATTGATTATACTGGAATGGTTTATTGTTTACAAACTCCAACATCTTTTTTTCTTGTACGAAATAATAAAAATATTCAAATTACTGGTAATACAAACCTCCAAAATCAGCCGTATCTTTTCAAGCAATTTCTTATATCTGATCCTGGTTGGATTTTATGTGAATGTGATCTTGCAAAAGCTGAAGCTCATGTAGTTGCTTATCTTACCCAAGATGCTAACATGATCGATTCTTTTACCTCCGGTATTGATGTCCACTCTTTCAATGCAAGTAAAATATTCAATGTTCCTATTGAAGAAGTTATTAAAGAATCAAAAACTAAAAAAGATCAAAAAAGTACAATGCGCTATATGGGTAAAAAGGTTGTTCATGCAAGCAACTATGCAATGGGACCACAAACCTTTTCTGATAATCTGGCTACAGAAGAAATTTTCATGTCCCAAGCAGAATGTAAAAAACTTCTTCAAAATTATCAAGATCGTTTTCCAGGCTTAAAGCGGTGGCATCAATCAATTGAAGAAGAAGTACAAAAATCAAGAATTTTATACAATTTATTTAATTCTCCTCGACGTTTTCTTGGAGATATGGGACCATCTTTATTTCGCAATGCCTACAGTTATAAGCCACAATCAACTGTGGCAGAACTTTTAAATCGTGGAAGTATTAAAATTTCTAATGATCCCAGGCTTGGTAAAGATGGCTTTGATATTAGGCTATTAACAACTGTTCATGACTCAATTCTTTTTCAATTCCACAAAGATCAAATTCCCAACTTACTCCAGATTCTTCTTATAATTAAAGATCACTTAACTTATACTTTCACCTACAAAGGAAAAAGTTTTACCATTGGACTTGATGCAAAAATTGGTCAGCAATGGGCAGGTAAAACAGCTTCTATTGATAGTTTTACACAAGAAAATATTGATAAAGCTATTGCTAAGTTAGGTGAATTACGATAAAATAAAAATTTTTATATAGTCCAAAAGGTTCTTTTTTATGTCTCGACAACTCTCTGACTGGCTTGAGTACTATATGAAATATACCCAACGAACAGAACCACCTGAATTATATCATTTATGGTCCGGATTGGCAGCACTTAGTTCTGCTTTGCGACGTAAATGTTATTGTAATTGGGGTGCATTAAGAGGATACATATATCCAAATATGTTCATTGCTTTAGTTGGTCCACCTGGAGGACGAAAAGGAACAGCAATGAAAATTGCAAAATCTTTCGTACAAGAACTTGAAATTCCTATGGGTGCAGATTCATTAGGATCAACTCAAGCATTATATAAAGAACTTATTGATTGTGAAGATAGTTATGTTAACCCTCAAGGAGTAACTCTTAAACATAAAAGTCTTTCTGTCTGGTCAGAAGAATTTCAAGTATTTTTATCTGATAGAGATCAAATGTTAATTCCAGCTTTAACAGATCTTTTTGATTGTGCAGATACTTGGAAGTATAAAACAATTTCAAGAAAAACAGATAATGTATCAAATTGTTGGCTTACAATTATTGGTGCAATTACTCCTGATCTTCTTCAATCTAAATTAAGTCGTGATGCTGTTGGTGGAGGTTTAATATCTAGAATTATTTTCGTAGTTGCTCAAGGACCAAAGCAAAGAAAAGCATTACAATTTTTAACTGAAGAAGAAGAAGAAATTAAACAAAAGTTACAAAATGACTTGCAAGAAATAGCTAACTTATCTGGACCTTTTACCCTAAGTAAAGATTTTCTAAAAACTTATGTTCGTTGGTATGAACAAGATTATGATAATTCTGGAGTACCATCAGATAAGTTTTTAGGCTATAATCATCGCCGACCATTACATTTAAATAAAGTCTGTATGTTACTTTGTGCTTCTGAATCAAATGAAATGATTCTTACTCCGGAACATTTTAAAAAAGCATTAGCAATTATGCAAGTTACTGAACAAGAAATGCCAAATGCTTTTTATGGCCTTGGACTTTCAAGCCAAGCAAATGTTTATGCAAAAATCTTATCTTTTATTGAATCAAGAGAATTCTTTGATTGGGCTGAAATTGTTCGTACTTTTCATCTTGATGTAGATAACATCACACAGCTTCGTGGGTATTTGGAAATGGCAGAACAGTCTGGCCTAATAACCTGTGAATCATCTGCCACTACTTGTAGATATACAACTATTCAAACAATAAAAAATGTTCATGATCCTACATATCTCGAAAATACAATCTTTCGATTGATGGATAGGAATATTATTAAACAATTAAAAGAGGAATAACAAAATGACTGAGCAAACACAAGAAAAAGAATTTCAAAAGATTTTATTTTTCGACACTGAAACATCTGGCTTCTTGAAAAAAGACTTACCTGCTAATGATCCAGAACAAGCTTGGTGTATCCAAATCGGTGCTATTTTGGCAACTGAAAAAGAACATCTAGAATCAATAAATCTTCTAATTAAACCAAATGGCAGATCTATGAATCCTATGGCAGAAGAAATTCATGGCATCTCTTTGGAATATGCTGATGAACATGGATTGCCTGAATTGGAAGTTACTGAAAAGTTTGGTTGTCTAATGAGGAAGGCAGATAAAATTGTTTGTCATAATTACGATTTTGATTGGAAATATGTTAATCATATGATGGAAAGAAATCTTGATTTCTTATCTGATGAAGCTCGATCAGCTTTTTATTTAGACTTGCCTTTTCAATGTACTATGAAAGATAAAGCGATTGTTAAGTTTTGTGGACTTAAGAATAAAGCCGGTAAACCTAAGTGGCCAAAATTAGTTGAACTTCATGAAAAGTTATTTGGTGAACCTTTTGAGGATGCTCATGATGCTTATGCTGACATATCTGCTACAGCTCGTTGTTATTTTGAACTGATTAAACTTGGAATAATTAACTAATCGGTGTTCACAGATGAACGACAATTATTCAGAACAGAAAATTTGTTGCTTTTTTGGATGTACTAGACAAGCTAGGAGAACAGGAAAATATTGTTTATATCATCATATAAAACTAATGGCTTGGTTAAAACTAGCATCAAAAAAAGTTTATTCTTATGAGCAATTAAATTTATGTCCTAGTAAAAATGTAATAAATACAAGGAGTTTATATAATGAATATAATGAAACAGACCTACGAAATTTTGAGTATCCCAAATGATTTATTAAAAACCCTAGAATCTATTGGTAGAACTTGTTACAAGTCAGAAGATAAAATTACTAATGATTCAGCAAGTAAGTTTGTAAAACTTTTAATTGATAAAAAACATCATGCTATGATTGAATTTGGTGATATCATAGTAAAGTTTATTACTAATCGAGGAGTTACTCATGAACTTGTAAGACATCGCATATGTAGTTTTGCTCAAGAAAGCACTAGGTATGTAAATTATGGTGGAAAAGATATATTTTTTATACAACCAGTCTGGTGGGATGAAAGTACAGAACATCAAAAAAATATCTGGTCCTGTGCTATGAGTTTTGCTGAAGAATTTTATCAAGATTTAATTTCTTCAGGCTGGCAACCTCAACAAGCCAGGGAAGTGTTACCAAATTCTTTGAAAACAGAAATTATTATAAAAGCAAATATTCGGGAATGGCGACATATTTTTAATCTTCGTTGTGATAAGTCTGCTCATCCTCAAATGAGAGCTTTAATGATTCCATTATTAGAAGAATTAAAAAGTAAATTACCTGTTGTTTTTGATAATATTATTTATTAAAAAGGAGATTAAAAATGGGAGAAACAATACAAAGAGGTTTCCAAGTAAGACGAGAAGATTTAAAATTATTAAAATGTTCAAATCCTGAATGTCCAAGTACAACTTTCATACAGATTTTTGAGCTTGGTATTTATTCTGGACTTATAAATCCAACAGGCCAAGATCAACTTGTCCAAATGCCGAAAATAGTTTGTATTAAATGTGGAAGTCCTCCTGGAAAACCAGAAGAAGTTAAAGAAGAATCAAATGTTATTACACTAAACTAATTTATTAACCAAAGGAGAGAGAAATGAATCATTCAGAATTTGAATTAGAATTTGAAAAATCAGTCCTTAGAAGTAAACGTACTTTAATTAACAAAGCAAAAGAATATGCTATGTGTGGTGATGATCGTTTGACTCAATTTCATCGTGCAGGAAAAGTTCAGTGTATTGAACCTACTGAAGCTCTTGTTGGAATGATGACCAAGCATTTTACATCAATTTGTGATATGGTTAAAGATCCTTATTCTCATAGTTTAAAGGTTTGGAATGAGAAAATTGGTGATTTGAGAAATTATACATTTTTACTTGATGCTTTGTTAAGAGATATGGGAATTGAATAATAAAATTTTGCATGGGATTATTGAGATAAGATAATCCCATGCAAAATAATTTTTTAAAGAAAGAATAAAAATGGCAGACATTAAACTACCGAAATTTACATGAGGCCAGTGGGGACTTGCAACGGCAGTTGAGCCGTTTGGAGCAGGACATATAAAGAGTGACGATTTCGGAGAATGGTACAATCCAAGTCCGGGTTATCCGTTTTTACATCATGATGCCATGTCATACACGGTCAATGCAACCCCGGCAGAAGGGTATGTGTTTAGACATTGGGAAGCGTGGTATAGGTCCAGCAATTCGCCGGATGATTTTCTAGAGATGGAATACCCTTTTAATACTACAGGCGATGTCGTAATTACTCTGTTCAAAACAATTGGAAATACCAAAATCAAATCTCCGCTCTCATACCTGGTCGCCCACTTCAAGCCGATAGCAGCTTCGACAGAAAACGACACTCCAAGCGACATCTCAGAGCCGGAAACGCCGGAAGATATTGAAAACACAACGGAAAATAGCTACACAAAACAGGACATTTTAGACGCTATAGACCGGCTGCTGGAGCTGGTCAAAAAAGTGATGGCGTAATTTTCCACTTATTACACTGTTATCTGTAATATTGGAGAAAGAAAATGTGGAAATTGATTGATCTTCAAGACAAAAATCTACCTCAAACCTGTATCGATGGCAAATGGGTTCCTGCCCGTCCGCTAAACTATCGACGGGAGTGCATGTCGTTCATGGATCGCGTCAAACACGCTTGGGCGGTTTTTACTTGTCGAGCCGAGGCTTTTGTTTGGCCTTGTGATCAGTAAACAGATAACAAGGCGTTTCACATCCGACCCCGCTTCGCGGCGCGGGTGAACTTTTCGTTATAAATCAAAAGAGGTGATTATGGCTGACGTAATTAATATAACAGAGTATGCAAAAAAAGAAGATGGCCAGTGGATGATTTTTACAGACCCGGTTACCGAATCTGTTCATGTAGTTCCAATGGGGCTAATCGAAAACTGGTTTATGGATAAAGTTAAAATCGAGGCAGAAGAACACCACCAGGTAATAAGGGCAATCCTGTTGGAATGGTATAATTTTCGATTTAACCAGGAATATGATTTATAACAAGTCGTTGGTGTGGGACTGGCGGGGTCTTGCTTTTAAGCAAGTGGGCATGGGAGCGGTTGAGAGTAGGTGTAATCGAAGTTGGCCGCTACCCTGCCAGCCCCACAATTTTTAACGTTATAATTAGGAGACAAAAATGTGCATCTTCCATAAATGGTCAAAATGGGAACAATACGAAGAGCGTGGAATCCAAATTCTAGGAAGACTCGCACCGAAAGCATCACAAGGGCGAGAGGTCCCATATGTTGAATTGCGTCAAAAAAGAAAATGCGTGAAGTGTAATAAGGTTCATGATGTACTTGTAAGAGAATTATAACCATCAAATCAACCTGACGCAAAAAGACGCGAAAGAATGGTTTGAGCTTGACGGATGTATCTTCTATGACGATGAGCGTGTCACCCACTGGCAACCGCTCCCCGCCCCGCCGAAGGAGGGATGAATGGCAAAGCCAGTAAACAAAGCGGAAGGCCGATGGTTATGGTGGAGAGAAGAATGTCGCTGCCCATATCATCGCCCACACGCCCATTCGGGATTCACGAAATGGGCCAAAAAGCAGATGGCGAGAGCCAGACGCCGCAAGGCGAAAAAGGAGGCCAAATGACTAACTGCAAGCACGGCGTCACCGGGTACTGCGCCCGGTGCGAGTATGAAAAGGACTTAGAGGTTAATCCGAAAGCGTGGGAGTGGTGGGAGTATCAATGCCGACATTGCGGTACATGGCATCCGTGCAATGAATATATGGTATTCACAAACCATAAAACTGGTCCTGAATCTGCTCCGCCTTACCGCCGCTCCCCATCTGCCCCGGATCGTGAGGAGTGGGTGGCAGAACAGGATAAAACATCATGCCCTGAATGCGGCGGGCTTTTGTCTGGAGTTAACGGCTTTTGCCTGAATGAATGCGGATATCAAAGGCAGCCCGACAAGTGCGCCACCTGCCGCCATGACTACGAGCCGGGGCCAGAAAAGCCGGAAGACACGGAATGGAAACCGCACTGGACGGAGGTGTTGATGGAAATCGCGAACTGGGCTGAATATTACAAAAGCCGGGAGTAAAAAGGCAGATCAAAGAAAAGAAAGTGCATTATATAAGCCAACCACCCGGCCCTGCACCACCAGGGGTCGAGGCAGACCACAACATCTTAAACAGGAGAGTATCATGATCAGAACAATTATTATCACATGTATTATCGCAATAGCAACCGGATGTAGCATATTAACCACCAAGGTCTACATCCCTGAAAAAACCCACGTCAAGCAGATAGAGTGGGCGACAAAAGGCGACTGCTGCGTCAAGGCGCGAAAAGGACAAATCCTGTACCACCGGGCCAGTATCAAAAGCAAATTGTGTTGCGGTTACGCTGGTGTAACTGGCAATTTCGCGGCTCATTGCTGGAATGAGGTATGGTGTAACGATGACCAGCAATGGCATTTAATTGATTTACACGACCGCCTGGGAAGGGATGGCTGGCCAAGGGATCAGTACGTTGAATATGTGACTACAAACTATTGGTGTGGCATTCCGACCGTTGAGGAAATCAAGAACGACCTAAACGCAGACTGGTATTTCCAGGGCACCATCGGTGATGCGGTCAGGCAGTTACCGCGGGGAAAATAATGGAAATAGAACAAGATAAAATACATATGGAGTAATTTTCCACTTATTACACTGTTATATTTCACCTTTTAAGGAGGCTGGCTATGAAGTGGATATTTAAAAAATTTTTACCGATTTATTTCCCAAAGTCTATGCCGTTATTTTTTGCGGTATGGTCGAGCCCTAAAGAACCAGCAACGACAGTGGATTACTTGCGGGCGTTGCGAATAACAATAAGGAACAGCGCTGGCCCGGTGCTTGTAATTAAGCAGGGTGAAATATAACAATTCATTGCTCTGGACCGCACCGGCAGACCGGCCAATGGAAGCGTTCTGGCACAGTCGCCGGGCGGCCACAAAATTCAGGCGTTAGCCTAAGGCCATAACACCAAAACGAGGAGGGCGATATGATCAGGATTATCATAATATTAACGGCGCGTTTAAAACACCCCGCATAGCACAACCAAAGCGGCTCGGACCGCGGCATAAGCTTCATTTCGTAGTTCCGGCACGAAATACCCAATAGCACCAGCGACGACCGCTGTAGCCAGTGCCAAGATTTTTTTCGGGTGTTGCTTGATGAAATTTTTCATGGTTATCCTCCGCAATTGAAGTAATCTTCAGGTTGCTTTAGCATGTCGCTCAAGGCGCTGATTTCGTCGGGTGTCGGGTTGTTGGTAATCTGGATTTGCTGGATAACCTTTATCGCCGCCGGAACACCTACCTGAATAATTAGCCGGATGATGTCAATTGCAAGCTCTTTTTCTTTATCTGTCATGGTCGACCTCCAAAAACGCGTTAAGAACATCAATGATAATTTTCTCGTTGTCTAGCAGCTCCGCTAAAGCGCGGACATATGCCAATTTGTCATCTTCTTTTTCTGTAGCAGCGTAGACAGCCAGGGCTTCATCGGCCAGGTCAGCCGCCAGCTTGTATTGAGCATAAGCCGCTATGATTCGGCTTTTCTGTTCGTCGGTCAGATTCCCGGCGCAATGCTCCAGCCCTGCCACCTCCATCATGGCGTTTACTGTGTAGTTCGCGCTTGCGATGGTATCGTAAGCATGCTCAACAAACGACGTGTTATGAGCGCATCCCAGACACGCTAACAAAAACAATACGGTAATTAGTCTCTTCACGGAAACCTCCTATGTTTTTTAATTCTGTTAAACCGGCCGGCGCCGAACAGCCTTACCCCGGCCCAGTATATCCACGGCAAAACAACATAGCCTTTTTCTTTAATGCACTGCCTTAATCGTCTGTCGGCCTCGGCCCTAGTAACATCACCTCGCCAATAGTCAAGATCGTGCCGAACGCAGCAGTCACGAAAATCGAAATCAGGCGACATAGTGCAACCGTCAGTTGAAAATTCTTTGATATCACGAAAAATGCGTTTCATGTTCAAATCTCCCGGCTATGTTACCCTTACCTTGTACTAGATCGTCGATTCTAGGGCCTCTCGTTAAGCCTGCCTGCCAAGCCTTGATGGTTGCGGGTTTACGGGCCAACTTTTTCAAAATGCACTAAATCTTGGAAGTCTTGGTCAGTAATAGGCTCTCCGTCCATGTCCCAATTGCCACCCCATCTAATTTTTATCCCGGTCATTTCTGCTACCGCCAAAACAGCCCCGGCAAGAACGCAACAATGGTTAAAATCCCATGACAAGTTCCCATTGACATACGGCCCAAGGTCGACCGCTTCTGATGGTATGGGATTATGTTTGCTATACGGGTAATGCACCTTGGTTTTCCCTTCAGAAAATAATTGCTCCTGCCGGTCATAATCCCTATGGCCTTCAATAACGACAAAGTCAATCGGCGAAACAGCAATGGCAAGCTCAACTAAACTTTTCAGTTCGGGGCAGCATGTCGATAACCGAGACTTGCTTTCTTTTCCAAGATGATACATTTTATCGCCTCAATAATGGTTCGAGGTCTTTCAAGGTGACGTGCTTTGATTGTTCTACCAACAGCCGGTCAATCTTTTCATGTATCTGCGCAATCGTCATTTTCGTCTCTTTAATTTCCCGGTGGATCGGCGTCAGATTTTTGGAGCAAATGCTTTCATGGTCATCGACTGAAAGCACCCGTCGATTTTCAGGACACCTAATCCGATGCTCTTCTTCAATCTTTTCCCGGTTGCGTATACATTCGTCATAGCCAACTTTGTCTTTAGCCGTCTTCATCCAAACCACGGCCCCCGATACCGCTCCCGAAGTTAACGTCAGTCCCGCACCTATCAATAACTGCTCAAGTCCGCTTAGTGCCATAATACCCCCGTAAATAATTGTATATTCTCCAACCCACCAAAAAAATCACCATCGCTGCCCAGGCAAAAAAGAAAACTGGTATGTAAAGCACGGCCCGGTCTCTCATTTTTCAGCCAACCCCAACTTTTTGATTTCAACATTGACCTTTCCGGCAGTCCCAACAAACACGGTGCGGGTAGCTGGTACGCTCATTTCTTCCAACGGGTCGAGCTCTTTAACCATGATGACTTTTGCGCCGTCATGGATTAAAACCATATCGCCAGCCCCGGCCCGGACGGTCTGCGTCTTTTCCGTCTTTGCCTCGACCTTGGATTTAACACTGGCTTTGATTGCGTCCACCTTTGCCTGTACCGCTGCTGGTTTTTCGCTTGTTGCGATAGCCTCAACCGTTATCTGATTTTTATCTTTTGCCATTGCCGTTGTTGACATTGCCATAACTATCGCTCCTATAATTATTTTTTTCATGGGTTAAACACCTCCACAAGAACTATATTGTTCGGGTTAAAACCTGATTCAATATCTGTAAACGTTCCGTTATTACCGCCGAGAGTTGATTCTAGGACTACGGCGTCGGTGCCGAGATGGGTGTATTTATACAACCACACACCATAAACTAAATATGATCCTGAATTAAGTAAAGATTGAAGTTGATATCTTGATGTCGAATCGGATGAAATGCTTGTGAAAAGTGTATTTGTGATTCCTTCGACTTGAGCAAATCTACCGCTGAAATAGTCCGTCCAAAACGCTGTATTTATAATTGACGCGCCGTTTCGTGCGTCAAAAACAGCCTTATACAAAAAGCCTTCCTCCTGATTATAGGCATTCTGAAAAATAATACTCTGTGTCAGATTGACATATGTAACAACATAATGATCAGTATCGAATGTCAGTGTACAATCATTTGTATACCAATTACCTGTATTGTCTATTGTCATGTCATCCGAAAATAACAATGTGGAAGCCTCCGCACTATCAGCCGCATCAATGTACGCCTCCGCATACTTCCCGGCGCTGTCTTTAAGTACGATATACTTTCCGATCTGGCTTGAGAGATCGGTTGCGGATGACCTGAACTTGGCTTCACCGCCCTTGGTGACAACGTAGAACGAGCCGGTATTTTCCCGCACGACCGTTGAATATGTCAGCGTCCACGAGTCATCCTCAAGCGTTTGTAGCGAAGTAACCCCGGCAGGCAACGGGCTTGAATTGCTGCCTCCTATATCAAGCGTTCCGGCGCTAACCCCCGCCGTGACTACGTTGGCAAGGATGCCAGCCACAACACTTGAGCCGAAATCGCAACCGGCAAAGTCAATATCTGCGAGGGCAGTTAGGGCCGACACGTCGATATCATCAAGGGCGGGGTTTTGCCCAAGGTCAAGCACCGCCAAAGCAGCCGCCAGCGGGTCTAGCGTGGTTCCTGCGTCCCCGTCCAGGTTGTTGTTGGGTAGCTCGATGGCGGTTACATGCCCGCCAACAACCGTAACCCCCAGGGCATCATCAGCCGCACCGCCAGACCATCCGGTGTTATCCGTCCAGGAATCGCCACCGGTGGCCGTGTAAAACGCAACCAGAGCTTCGGATTCGCTTGCAGGAATGCCAGAAAAAACTTGACTAGAAACTCCCCAAGGAGATCTACTAGATTCCCATGGGCCATTACCTCCCCATGGACCTTTATTCTTAAAGCTCATAATAAGCCTCTTTATTGAATAGAAAGAATTGCTTCAGTTACAACTGCTTCATCAGAAGTACCAGTTTCAGTAGCTATAATTTTAATATACCTAAAAGGTTCAGGTTCAAACTGATAAAGATGTGTTCCTGCAGATAATCCTGTAGCAATAGATCCACCATCATTAGGAGCAGCAAACGTTGTTCCATTGTTACTCATTGTATAAGTTAATGCAATAGTGCCTGATCCAGTATATTTAAACTGAATACCAAAATATCCATTTGGAGTATATCTGCATAAATCAAAAGCATCACTTGTTAAAGATCCAGAAGCAGCAATGGTTTGACCTGCCCAAGCAACATTATCAGTTACAAGTGTTTCAGTATAAATGCGATTCATAATAATCTCCATTTTATTTAATTGTTTGTTAATTCAAAATATTTCTGCATTATCTGATTTTTACGTTCTTCTAATTGTCCAATTCTTTTTCTTACATTTGTAGTTTGCTCGATTTTTTTAAGCTTATTTATTAAGGCAGTAATTTCTTTTGTAGAAGAATTAAAACCTTCATAAATTTTCATTTGTTTAAATTCATCTATATTCGTCTGTAGGAATAATCGTTTATCGTTTGACTCTTCAAAATCCTTTTTAAATTTATTAAACTTTCTTCCAATTTTCAAAAAATCTTGTTCTTCAACAGATGGTCTATATTCACTTCCTCTACCAACATGCCAATAAGCTAATTTTCCAATCAATGGAATAGATTCTAAAGTTTTTGATTCTTCCAAATCAAATAAGTTTCCCTTACTTACATCTTTTCCTAAAGAGTTTATAAACTTAAATGGGGGAAGAACTAACTGAGTTACTGCTGTGCCAATACCTTCTCTTTGTGCTTGCATACGAACATACCGATTTGCTCCACCTATAGTTAATAGATTTTCAATTACATTATCTTCAAGCTTTGTTTCTTTTCCTAAAAGAAAATCTTTAAGCTCATCTGCTCCAGCATTAGCAAGAACAAGAACTCCCATAAGCTGGACCATATTTTTCATTGCACCAATCTTTTGATTTATATCACCATTCTTAAATTCTCTATAAACCTCATTACGAAACACATCAAGTTGTTTTATTGTATAAGTTTTAAGCATATACAATATTCTCCAATTTCCTCCTTTAAGATAATATTCTGGCATTTCAGATAATGCTACAGGTTGAAAATCTAACAGACGACTGTATAATAGCATCTTTACATTATCAGAAGGTTTTACAGTTGAATCTTCTGATAAAGCAAGTAACTCGTTAATAACCTGATTTGACTGTGTTCCAAAAATCGGCCGAATCTTTTGAAGTAATTCTCTCCGCCCATTTTCTGTTTGTACTTGTTTTTTGTACATACTGAAAGCATTATTGATCAGGAGTTCTTTACCAATAGAATCCATTTTCTCAAGCCCAACAACCTTAAATACTTTAGAGACCAAATTACTAAAAGAATCAAAATCAGCAAACTCTTGAGCCATTCGTTCAATACCCAAGTCTTCCTTAGTAATATTGGATTGTTTAAAAATTGCTTGGACTAAATGTTTAGTTGTATCAGCAAATCCTTTTGGTGTCCAAGCCTTGCCAACATACATTGCCCAGGCAAGATCACCAATCTGAGTAATAGCTGAAAATGGACTACCCATAACGTCAATATAAGAAAAATTCTTATAGTTATGTACAATCCCAGTAGTTCCTCTTTCATGGAATCTTGCATCTAATATTTCACGCAAAGACTTTTCATCATTTTTATTCAGCTTACCAGCGATCATTAAATCATTTATCAAAGCTCCAATATTTTCTGTATAATCTCGCTGGAGTTTATACTCTTCTAGTTTTCCATTATAAGTTCTGATATTATCCATCAAGGTAGTTTTTTGTTCTCTATAAGAATCTAGCAATTTTTGTTGTTCTTCAGATAAAGAACTTTCACTGAGTAAAAGAGCCTCTTGTTGTTCCAGATTAAGTAAGCTTATTTGAGCTGAATTTATTTTTTGTTTAATCTTACTAATATTTTCTGGTACCTTGCCAAAGAACTTACGAGCTTCAATCTTTTTTGTCATTGAATAAATATATTGCATCAAGGCAGCATCAGAATTCATATAAAAATTAGCATATTCTACAGGAATTTTATCAAAAACTCTTCCTTGAATATTGCCAGGCCCACCAATTCCAGAACTTCTCCCAAGAATAACATTACTAATAATATCAGCTGTTACATCAGGAAAACGTTCTCGTAAATCTGCAACACTTATACCTAGTTTATCTGCTCTTTCTTTAAGAGCTTCTGTAAATTCAGGCCGTCTTGAAATTTCTTGTGTAGCCTGTAAGAAGCCTTCTTGATCTTTGATAATACGAGGCCAGTAATTTTCCACAAAACCTACATCATAGCCAACATCTATGGCATCTTGTCTGATTTGATTTAAGACATTTCGTAGGTTATTATAATTTTCCTGAAAGCCATACTTTTCAACAAGTTGATTTATCTTTCCTTCATCAGAGTTTTTACGTGCCCAATCCCAGGCAACCTTATCCTCAGAAGACATCTTTGTTTTCATTATAGGATAAGCTTCTTGTAAGGCAGAGTTAATCTTCAAGGCAATTTTAAAATCAAGTTCACGCATTTTCATTGCAAGTTCATTATCAATCTTTTTAAGCCTAGTAGATATTGGGGTTAAACTTTTATCTGCCATTAACTTAATTTCAGACGATTTCATTCGAAGTAATTGCTGAATTTTTTCTAACAAATTTGCTTTTTGATTATAAACGTCATCATATTCTTCTTGAGGAATAGATTGTTCAGTTGAAGGTTCGGATACCTGCAAGTAAATATTATTTTCATTTAAATCCCAATTACCACTATTATAAATCGACTTAACATGATTAGAATCAAAAATAACAAAATAAGGCTGGCCACCAACATACATTCCATCAACTTCTGAATTATCAATAATAATTGAATCATAACCTTTATCACGAAGTTCTTGCTGTCTAGCCATAGCTTCATTAACCGTAGTAAAAGATGAAGCTTCAGCAGTTCCCATAAAATATGGTTTTTCCATCTTTAGATATCCAGCTATTTCATATTGACCATAATGAGCATCTGGATCTTTTTTACCAAAGAAGAAATGGCCCAAACCGCTAGTAGCATGTCCAGTATTCGCCCCAGGCATGTGTTTAAATTCTGTAATAGGTTCAGGAGAATAATGATAAAAAATCATTGGTTCATCAGTTTCTTTATCCCTTGTTTTTGATTTGCCAAACCATTTTTTAAATACTTGAGTTTTAGTAGATGTTTTTTCTTGATAAGTAAGTTGAGGAAAAGTTTCTACTGTAAAAGGATTAGTGTCAACAACATCTTGAACAGTTATTCCATCAATAGGACGATCATAAAATTTACCTGATTCAACTTCACGAGCTAAACTAGAGCTGGTTTGAAAATCCTGGTTGGAGGTAAGAAATCTCTTGCCCATTACATATATTTGGTCAAAGAAATCTTTTACTTTTTGAATTATTTTGCCTAGCGGCGTATCGCGGTACTGTTCTCGATTTACCATAATTTGCGCAAAGGTGTTGGCTCTGTTCTCTTTCATCCTTTGAATAGGATCTGTATGAGTACTCAGAGCAAAACCCAACTGATTTGATTTTCTCAGTTTATTAAATTCTTCATTAATGGCTGAAATATCTTCTGGAGTGATCATGCCCAAGTTTTCAAGAGCATGTAAGTTTTCATGCCAGCCTGTTTTGGTGTCGGCAAATTGAGAATCAATTAAAATCTTGTTCCCTATTGTAACTCCAAGAATCTTACCATTTTTTGACATTTGTCCAGTCTGGATGGCATACTCAATAAAACCTTTGCCAGCATCTTGAATGGTTTGAAAGGTAATGCCTTTACCATTTTTGAGACGGACAGAAATTGTATTATTGTCTCCAAAGAAAACATTTTGCCCAGGGAACATTTTTTGAATTTCTTGCCGCTTTAATCCTTTACCAGGAATATTATTTTGTCGAAGTTCAAATTCAGGCAAGGTATCAGCATTTGTTTCAGTTTTCAATCTTGCAACAAAGTGTCCTCCTTTTTCACGAGCCCAATGTATTTCTATCCCAGGTACTTTCTCTAAAGCATTTATAGCAGCTTCTTTAGTTTCTCCAAGACCAATTTGACTATTGCCAAGCCATACACCAGGATGTGCTTTGAAAGCTTCTAACAAGAGTTTCTGCCCAAATCCTTTTCCTTGAAATTCAGGCTCAACTAAAATCTCAGATAAGCGGAGAACTTTATCATTCTTATCAACTTCTTTATACATCCGTTTAGCTGCTGCTTGAAACATGTTATCTGGTCGTACAATGGTATAACCTACCGGATTACCTTCTTTAGTACTATATTCTTGAAGCTTACCTCCACCAGATTCATCTGATATTTTTTGTGTTAATTCATTTTCTAAACTTTCTACTTGCTGTTCATCTGTGAACGTACTTGCTTTATTTACCGGAACATCCGTTGATTTAATAATCTTTCTAATACCAACAAATCCACCAGGAACTTCAGCAATATCCCAATTAGCAGCATCAGGACGATCAGCAAGATAGCCTTCTAAAAATTCTCGACGTTGATAAGGTTTTCCTTTTCTAGTAATCAGATCTGTTTTATTAAATATATCAAAAGATTCTGCAGCATCTTTCACCCCACCAAATAGAAAATCATATGCCCTTTCTCTGGTAGCACGATCAGTTTCTTGCATAATATTTTCAATGTGTTTCTGAATAACAGCTTTTTCAATAGCTCGATATTCTTCATCACTTTGTTCTGTAAAAACTTCAGCTGATCTTTTTGCATCTTTTGCAGGATATGTTCCCCAGAGCTTTTCATAAAAATTAGCTCTTTCATCACGGATTTCTTCATCAGTCAGCCCTTCAGTTCTTTGCAGTTCTTGCAAAGCTACTTCCATCTGAATAGTCTCTGCCTCTTTTTCAGCAGTTGTTTTTTCTTCAGCATTCCATTTTTCTTGAAGAGCTTTTCTTCTTTGATAATCAGGATTTTCCTGAATTCTTTTTTGAGCTTCTTGATATTTTTTATCTTCTTGCTTTTTTAATTCAGATGCTTGGCGCTGTTGTTTAATTTCATCTTCCCAAACCTGCCAATATTCTTTCGGTTTTGATACTTCAGTTGTTTCTTTAAGTTGTCTCACAACACTACCAGCACTACCATATGTCTCAACAATTATATCTGGCCTGATAGCATGAACAGCATCACGAATTTCATTGATTACATCAGCATGGGTTTCATTTACTAAAATTGCGCCAACACCGCTTAAATCACTGACAAGTTCCTGTTCAGGTCTGGCTAATAGCATAAACGGACCTTCATTGTAAGCTGATCCTGATGCAGTATCTACTATAAGACCTTCACCGGCCTTACTTACTAATGGCGCTGTGTAAAGCCTACCATTACCACGATTAGGATTTAACCCACCTTTAAGTAAATTTAATAAATTTTCAAGCCCCCCGATAAAGGTATTCTCTTTAGCCATTCCGTGAGCTTGTATGTCTTGGCCGCCAGCTTCAAGCGCCTCTATAAAGCCCTTCCGAGCCTTTTCATTTACTCTGGCACCCTCAAACCAAGCATCAGAGCGAGAAGAACGATTTACTTTATCCCAATTAGTTTTTTCACGAATAGACTGTACTAACGACTTTACATCAATAACTTTTTTAGAAGCCTCTGGTAATTTAAACTTACTTAAACGCTCTTTAAGTTGTGTAGAATTTGCAATTTGTTCTTGCAAGTTATTAGTTAATTCTTCTACAGATAAACTAAGTGCATCAGCCTGTTGTTTTAACATTTCAGGCTTTTGCAAAATCTCATTAGCTTTAGAAATATCTTCATTTATCCGATTTATGGTTGAACTCACATAGCTAGAACCATAAGAAGTAATATTTTTATAAACTTTGTCTAAAGTCTTATCTTTGTTAAAACCAGTATCTGCCTTACTAGAATTAAGAAATGTTCCTGCAACTGAACCAAATCCGCCACCAATAGCACCTACACCACCAGCTTCAACCATCCTCTCAATATTTTCAGGAGTTAAGAATTTTTCATCAGTATTCACTACGGTATTTAAAATTGACAAAGCTTCCTGGCCAGCTTCTTGTAAAGCTTCTTCAGGCATATTTCTAAGAATCTGCAATGCAGACTTCTTAATTGCCCCACCAGAACCTTTTCCAATTGTATCAATAAAATTATCAATCAATCTTGAGTTACCACCAAGATACTCAAGAGATGTTGCCAGGGCACCAAAAAACAAGGCAGTACCAGGAGCATCAATACCCTTTTCTGCAAGTAATTCTCCATAATTACCACCTGCTTCCATAGGTAAAACAGCAGCTCCCATACCAATTTTACCACCAAGTTTTTGTAAAGCCTGTTTTGTAAACTGTGCTTTTAATGATTTTTCAAGCGCAGCTTCACCACCTTCTTTGATTAGTCCATTTTTAATTTGACGAGATATCTCTTTTTTGGTGGCCGTATTTATTGCTTTCTTTAAAATAGTTTTTGCAGCCAGACCACCAACACCACCAGCAACAGTTCCAGCAGGTCCAGCAGTAGCTGATCCAGCAATAGCTCCAACAACAGAACCTATTGCAGCTGTAGCCATTGATGGAAGAATTTTACCTGCTGCACCTTGTACCCAATCAACAGCAGTTCCAACAGTATCAGCAAAACCTTCAGCTTCTTTAACGTCTCGAAGAGTTTTTGTAGGATATTTTGAAGCCTCAGAGATGTTTCTCTGATATCCTTCAAAACCAAAATCTTTTATATTTTCTGCATCCGTAGCAGAACCTGCTAATCCAGCAGCGCCATATAAAGAAGCTTGTAAAGACTGAAAACTACCTTTTAAGCCACTAAGAAAATCACCTCCAGCAGCTTGAATTGCCAAGTCTTTATCAGTCTGATCTTTTTTAACTGGCTCATCAACAGGTGTTTTATTAGTTGTAATATTACCAAAAAAAGGCAAATTATCTTCTTCAGGCAATACATTTTTACTCTCTTTGTTAGTTGTAATATTGCCAAAGAAAGGTAATTCTTCTTCTGTTTGTTCATTTACAGCAGTGCCAAAAGATTCTAGTTTCATATAACTAGCCTTTTAATTATTATTTTGATTTATATAATTCAAGATTTCCATATATTGATCATATTTTGGATTTCTTACAGGCTCACCTGTTTCAGGATTTATAAGACTAGGCTGATTTTGTTCTTGCTTATTGAGAATCAATTGTACTTTGCCATCTGAAGTCTTCCCATAAATGTTTCCATCATAAGGACCAACACCATTGAATATTTTTGTATATTTTTGTGTAAGATCATTTATATTGTAACGTGGATCTTTGTCTGTAAAAGGATTTTTTTCTACCTCTTGAGTCATTTCTTGAGTAGCTTTTGGTATTGGAAATCTTCTAGGCTTTTCATTAGTCTTTTGTGGAACTGGAGCAACTTCATCAGTTTTTTGTCCTGAAATAAGTGCTCCATCAGAAGCATTATAAAAATTATTATCTTCTCCACGTATTACACGAATTTTTTCACCATTAACAATAGCCCAACCTTCAACACCTTTTACTTTAGGAGAAACATTGGTAAAAGATCTCTTACCATAACCAACATTAGGTTCTGATGTTTCAGTAATATCATTAGTACCAATTTTAGCTAATGGTGTATTACTTCCAATTGCAGTAGTTTTAGGAAAATATTGACTTTTAAATTCTTCTCTATTTAAATGCCTGCCAGTTTTCGGATCTATATTTTCCATTTTTCCAAGATAAGTATTATAAGCATCGTTAATAGTTCTTTCTTCAGCAAGAGCTACTTTTTCACTATTAACATTTCCACCATGACGAATATTAAACTGTTCAGGAGTTATTCGCCCAGTCTCTAATGCACCAAGATCATGCTCACGTTGCAAAGCAGCATTAGCTAAATGTCCACGATTGATTATTTCCTGATTAGCCAAACCAAGATTTCTCAAGCGATCAGAATTAGCATTTTGTCGTGCCGTGGCTAGATTATGTAAAGCTAATTTTTCTTCTCTTTCTTTTCGGGCACTTTTTTCATTAGCTAAACGACGAACTGTTGATTCCATTTGACTTAAGGTTCTATCAAAATTACTAGCCATAATTACACTCCATCATAAAAAGTTATTGGCACAATAACATATTGATCATTATCAAAAAATTGATCTACATCATCCTCAGTTATCCGAGTTTGATCTAGCCAGCAAAAAGAAGTTGTCTTAGGTTCTTCAGTTACAGAAGCCACTTTAAGAACACCAACCCAATCACCTACAGAATATTCAAGGAAATCACTGGCGTTTATATTTATTTCTCTTCCTTGGACTTTTACTGTATAAAGATTACCAATTCCATCATCTGTTCTATCTTCTTCTAAAGTAACTGCTGTAATCTCACCGCCGGTTAAATTACTTGTCTCAAACCAATTACCAGCATAAACAAAAGGATTTGTTTTTTGAAACCACCATATATGTGGTGGTAATGCTAAAGCTTTACAAATAATCATAACAAAATCACCAGGAACTGGCCAAGTCTCGTTTCCATGAACCCAGAAACGCATCCAAAAATTTGGCTTATTATCAGAATATTCATAAGCACTTTCTGGATAAGGTTGAGCCATTAGTTCAACGCCACGTTTATTTAAATCATTAACCAAGTAACCACTTTCAATAAGATGTCGTCCAATACAATTATTTTTCCCAGTATAACTATCAATAGGTGGAAATAATCCATGACCTTGATTCATATCAGCATTTGGTTTAAGATCATTAGTTAAATTAAGATTTTCAATATCACTATAACAAAAAATTGAAATTACTTCCATTGCACCAAGCTGACCAACAGGAAAAGCAAAATAACAAACAACATCATTACGAACAAAACCTTTATCTGGATTAGGTCCTTTGGAGCTGTATTGTTCTTTTAATCCAGTAAGCCAATTTTCAAAAGGCATTAAGTGAATAAAAAATTTGGTATAGTTATTCCAATTAGCTCCAATTGACCTCCCACCCCAAGCTGATCCATAAGCTAAAGCTCGTAAATCTGGAATAAAAGAAAGAGGTTTTATTCCTCCAAGATCATCAGTAAAAAAAGATAATGGGCCAGACAAATATTCTTCAGAAATTGAAGTTAAAGAATCATCCTCAATTGATAACATATTCACTATAGTTGTTAAATACCAAAGATCATATGCAATAGGAGCAGTTAATTCAAAAATAACATTACCATTAGCATCTCGGATAATGAGATCCCCAGGTTCTAATGTTGTAACAGTACTTTTTTCACGATGATCTGGAAGTTCTCCAAATAAGGCACCTGTCCCAGAAAGGCCTTTCTTTATATTTAATCTTAATCTATCTAAAGCATCCATTTTTATTCAGCACTTATAGAATGGCTAAGAGTTGTAACAAGTTGAGCACCCAAAATTCTTTCAAGATGTTTTAAATTAGCCTCATATTCTTTTTCTTGTGCATCTTCTCTTGCATTGATAGTCTCTATTTCAGCATCTTTAACACTTTCTAATAATGTTCTACTTTCTTGTGTAAGTGTCAAATCATCTTCTGCTGAATCAACTCTTTCATTATAATCAGCTTTGCGCATATTATAAGAGAACGTCTCTTCATCAATACGTTCTTGTTGTCTAGCATTATTAACAGATGTTTCAACTTCATGAAGAGTTTCAATATTATTTAACTCTGTAGAAGCATTTTCTGTTTTTGTTTCAAGAAGATCTGTTTCTGATTCAATTATTCTTATCTTAGAATCATATAAGGCTAATGAAGCAAGTTCACCATTATATCGAGCATTTTCAGCATCAGCTTCAGCTTCTAAAACATCAGTCTGAGCGATCTTTTCTTCAATATGAGCTTTATCAATTTTAGCATTTGCTGCTTGTCGATCAACATCAAGGAAGTCGATACTTGCTTGTTTTGTACGTAAATTTGTTCTTGTTGTTTCTTCTTTAATTTGAGCAATTCTTAAATCTTTTTCAGCATTTGAAATTTCAGCATTAGTATTTTCAATTTGTGCATTAGCAAGATCCACTTGAATATGTGCTGTTCTTGCAATATCTGCTTCAATACCAGCATTTCTGATTTTCACATCAGCTGCTTCTTTTTGATATTGAAGAGATTTAATCCCTGCTCCAACAACTTGAAGTTGTATCCTAGAAACATCGAGATCAGTATTTACTATTTGTAACTCTGTTTCTGATTCATTAAGCTGTATTTGTAAAACTCGTAACTCAGCTTCTGATATTTCAAGTTCTTTATTTGCTAATTCAACATCTTTTCTAATGCTGTCTGTTTCTAAATTAGTAATCTCAGCATTTTTTCTAGACTCTTGAGCTTCTTTTAAAGTTAATTGAACATTAGCTTTTTCAACAGCTATTTCTTTTTCTTCAACTTCAGCAGCTGTAAATTGATAATCAATGCCTTCCATTGTAATTGCTGCTTGTAATTCAGTAATTCTAGCAGAAATAATTTTTTGTTTAGCTAATAGTCTTGTTTGCAAAGTTTCAAGAGCAGCATAATCAGATGATAATGCAGAAATTTTAGCACTCCATTCATCACTTTCAGCAGCAATTTTTGTTCTTTCAACAGCTAAAACACCTTGAAGAATTTGTCTATTGATCTGATTAACATATCTTTGTGCAGCTAAATCAATTACAAGTTTTTGTTCATCTGCAGCAAGTTCAGCCATATTTTGATTATATTGATCAACAATTAAAGCTAATTCAAAAGAATCAATAAATTCCAAATAGGCCATATTATTAAGATATGTTCCTGAAAAAAGTCCAAAAAGCACAACTCTTTCTTGAACCTGTTCATCAGAAAAACGAAAAGAAGTACTGAACGGTTCCCAGATTGATTGTTCTCTTACAGCATAGTCATCAAAAATAGTCATTTTTTAATCCTGACTTAAAAGATGATTAAGTTGTGCAGTAATAGTATCTGCTGCCAATCTAATTTCAGCATCATCTTCTTGATATTCTTTATAAAGATCAGCCATGTCACCATAATGATCTTTTTGTTCTTCTTCAATAGCCAAACGATTATCTACTGAAATAGCAAGTTTTTCAGTCGCCTCAAGATTTTTAAAGTTTGAAATGCTATTAAAAGCAGCTTCTCGGGCAGCTAAAAGATCTGTTCTATGACTATCTAATAAGCCTGCTAATTCAATTATATTATCCAGTGCTTGATTAGCTGAATCAATTTTGTTACTACTTATCAATAAGTCAATAGCAAATTGAGCATTTTCCAAAAGTATTCTTTGAGCATTTTTTAATTCTTCTGCTGTAGCAACTTCTATTTCCTTATCAACTTTTTGTTCACTTAATTCATAAATTGCAGCACGAGTTGTAGCAATTTGTATCTTTAAAGCTGTTTGTTCAGCTAAAGAACCTCCATTTACAAAGGTTGTTAAACTTGATACTAAATCAGATATTGCAGGAGATAAAACTTCTTCTTTATGATCAGCTAATAAAGATAACATTGCAGTTAAAGATTCAAGAGCTGATGTTAATGTAAACTCAGCACTTAACACTTCTTTTTGTTTTGCAAGTCCAAGTGTTTTAATATCAGCAGTATCAGCTTTAACCGTGGCAATTTGATTAACTAAAGCAAGTTGTATAGCCAATTCATCAATATACTCTTCCATAGTATCTAAGAGTATAAGTGTAGCTGGATAAACAGATGTTGTCCATACAGTCTGAGCTGCTTCTTCTGCAGTAATTAAATCTTCCTCAGCATCCACTTTAGTATTTAAGGCCGTTAAAAGATTTGTTTTAGCAGTAAGTAAGTTTTCCTCGGCAGATAAAATATCATTTTTTCTATTAATTAACTCATTAAGTTTATTAGCTATTAAAACATCTTTAGCAGCTAATTGAATTAACATAGCAGAAATAACAAGTTCTTTATTTGCAAGAATTTTATCCTTATCTAATATGTTCCATTCAACTGAGATAAGTTGACTAATATAAGGAATCAATTCTAATTTTTTATTTGCCGTAAGTAATTTAGCATTAGCTAACTGGACTTCATAAGAAGTTGGCTGACCATCTAATTCAGCTAACTGTTTCTGATATGCTTCAATTTGTAATGCAATAGCTGTTTTAGCATTTATAAGTTCAATAGCTCGTTTACCTACTTCAATTGCATATCTTTTCACTGTATTTTCAGATTGAGAATCTTCCATCTTAAGCAGAGCTAATTCCTCAGCCCAGGCAGAAATCAGCTCCTGCTTTTCAAGTTCCCAAGCAATAACAGCTGTCTTGAAAGCTATATCATAATCAATTCGTGCTTCTTTTAATTCTCTTTCAACAGCTTGTTCTAACAATTGAAAATTTATATCAGATAACTTTTGTTTAGTGTCAATTTCAAGATTATTTATAAAAGAATACATAAATCCAGGTTCAAATGAAAAACCACGCCCAGCAATAGCACTTTCTAAAGCTCGACATTCTCTAAAAAAGTTAGTCATAACTTTAGTTTTATCTCTTATAAACTGTTCAGTTGTCATTATCGCCTCGGTGTTAAAACAATTGGAACCAGTTGAACTGAGTCTAATGTATCAAAATCCATAACAGACATTTTCCAGCGTTTACCTACAATATCTCTAGCTGAAGAAACTTCACCTTTTTCAGAAATTGTATAAGTTCGCTTAGTGTCTGTATTTGTTTCTTCCATACTCATTACTGGAGTTGTACCTGATATACCAAGAAAACCCTTACGAATTCGTTTCTTTGCCGAAGTTCCAAAATCAGTCTCTTGAAATTGTACGCCAGAATGAATAGTAGTTCCATTATCTGTAGTTCCAGTTAATTCAAAAACGCCAGTTGAATTTGCAGCAAAAATTCGATTATTAAAAACTGCATAAGAATTAAAGTTAAATCCAGAATAAACAGATGGATAGAATTGCGGTGTGTTCAATACCCAACATTCATAAATATCTGCATCAATCTCAATAAGAATGTTAAGTTTAACTGCTTCTGTAAGCGTATTATATAGGACACCATTACTTGATAAAGAATCTACAATTACAGCATTATCAGAAATAGATAAATATGCTACAAGACTAGCAGTAATTGCATCAGTTGCTGTCATAGATTCTGATAAAGTATTATATAAATCAGCCAAGCTACTAAAAGTAGTCGTTCCTGCCAAGCTATCTGAAAAGCTTAATCCATAACCATTTTGAAGCATTTCAACAATTCGAGCACTTTCTTCAATAGATATATTAAAAGTACCAACACTGCTGAAAACATCAGAAATTGTTATACCATCAGCAAGAGATTTAACAATAAATTTTAATTGACTAATTGCATCAGTACTAGTAAAAGAATCAACTAATGATAATAACCATTGTGACACCATTGAGTCTGTTGCTTTAACTGTGTCTATAATGCTTTTATTAAAATTTCCTGATGCTATAACTGTATCTTTAGCAGCTAAATATTCAATAACCATTAAAGTTAAAATTGGTGTAAATGAATCAGTAGCAGCCAATCCATCAGAAAGAGATCGGTTAATTACAGCTAACCAAGATATAGAATCTTTAGAATGAAGTGAGTCAGATAAAATTGTTTTTCCATTATATTGAGAACTTAAAGCATCGATAGTAAATAAATAATCATTTAAAACCATTAATAAATAAATAGTTGATGAATCTGTAAGAGCACTACCATCTGAAAGATTTAATTGCCATTGTGATTTAATATTATCCCATATAAAAAGAGAATCAAGAATAGATTCATATACAGGTTTGTAAGCAGTTATTGTTTCAATAGAATCAATTGCATCAACAAAAAACATACTTATATATAAAATTTTATTTAATAAAACTTCTCCATTAAAGTTATCAGATAAACTTTTTTCATACAAAAAGCCTAAAGTAGATAAATCAGTTGAATTAAAAGAATCTGCTAAAGTTGAGCCATTAAAAGTTCCTGTAGAACTAACAAGATCTTCAAAATTATTAGAATCTTCTAAATCTTTATCAAAAATACCAGTTGCATTTATAGCTTCTTCTGAATTAAACTCATCTTCAAGTTCTTCAATAATATCATAAGTAATATGAAGTTCTGCTTTTTCACTAGAAGTAAAATCATAACTACTTATACTACGCATAGCAGTAGTAGCACCAGAAGGTTCTATTAGAAATAACATAGCATTTCCGCGTACCCAACCTTCTCTATTAACAATATCTTGAATAAGAGAAGCAATAGTAGCGGATTCATACTGTGTTCCATCTAACCAAGCAGTAATTCCATTCCAAGCAACACCAGTCCAATAAAGTACGTCAAAGCCAGCATATGTTGCAGGTACTGATGGATTATCTTCTTCAGCATAATAAATAGTCGTATTAAGTACATTTGTACCAGAATCACTATATGCAGTAAATTTAAGATATGCAGAAGTAATTTTTGCATTTTTAGGTATATTAACAGAAGAGAAACGAAAAAAAGCAAGATAATCTATATCTCCATCATAACCAAGTAGACACTCATTATCTCCAGCTACTACAGTTTCCGTATCTGTATTAAGATAACCGTCATCTGCACCAGAAGTAATATATGATGTTATAGAAGGCATGAAATTTGAATACCTTTATAATGAAGTTGCATTGATTACTTTATAAACTTGTAAACCAGCATCACGTAATAAATGTTTATACCAATTATCCCTATATAATGCAATATAAGCATCAGTTTGTGTTATTGCTGCAGCCTCTCTAGCAGCTTTAGTTGTTCCAAAAAGTGTATAAACAGAATCTATATTGACACTTGTAAAATTTTCTGGTGCAAAAACAAGAGTATATTTATAAAGAGTATAATTACACGTTTTTGAAATATGACAAAAACTATTTAACAATATCTTATTTGAAGATCTTTCAAAAGTTTCATTTCCTAAAAGAAGTCCTATTAACTCTATATAAAGAAAAAAATATGTATCTGTTTTATAATTATAACCACCATAAAAACGAGAAGATAAATAAGGACTATAAAATACTTGAGGAGTAAAAATAATTGGTAAAGAATTTCCTGCACTATAACTTTTACTTTCTGTATGTCCATTAAAAGATGTAATTGTAGCTATTAATGACATACTATTTGAATATGATGCATCTTCTTCATCTTCTTGATCGACTGTTGAATTTATTGAAGAATTACCTTCAATAAGTGCAAGATCTAGTATAGTTGAATCATCTTTATTAGTAACTGATCCAGATAATGCAACAAGATAAGATGAAAAATAACGTAAATATTGTTTTATATAAAAAGAAGTATCTTTTTGTTCAATAGCATGATACGAATTATCAAAATCAGGAGCACCTACAGGTGAACAACTACCAGCACAATTTATATGATAAAATCCTTGTATTCTACCAGTTTTTGTAATCTTAATACCAGACATACTAGCAGAAGCAATAAAATCATTTTCTCTGTAAACAAGTGGATCAGGTGTTACTCCTGGAACAAATACTCCAGTAGCCGTTTCAGTATCTTGATAACAATAACTTCCTGTCGTTGGAAAACACCATTTTTCTTCTTCTTCGAAATAAAAAGGAGTTCCACAGGTTATTTTATCATGAAGTTTTTCAGAAGTCTTTATCCCAGGATCAGGATAGGCTAAAGAAGCATTAGAATTTTCTCCTTGTAACATATCTGCTGTACGAATGGAAGAAATTATTTTATTCCATAAATTATTATATTCAAGAACTTCTTGATGTGTTGTTCCTAAAGAACTAAGACTGCTATCTGAAAAAGGTTGTGTTAAAATAGTATCATCTATTGGAGATAAAAGCTCATACTGTTGTTGAGTTTCTGGACACCAATAGACATAATCATTAGCATTAGTAGACCAGTTCCAAAGTTGAAAACCAATAATTATATGAAATCCACATCTTTTAATTCCATCTATATGACCAATCACAAAAATATTTGGAGAAGTCCCTGTACATTGTTTTAAAACAATAACTTCATCATCTTGAGCAAATCCTGCTGCGGCACCTTCAAGAGCACCGTTTTCTCTTTCAACAGCATCTTCAGAACAATGATAAAATATCGGTGTGGCCGGAAATTCAACATCCCTAAGAACAATACTCCCATTGGTGTCTTTTCCGGCCACCTTAATTTGGACAGTACAGGTATCATTAATTGTATCCGGAGTATCAGTGATAACTCCTTTTAGATACTCATAATCCTGTAACGTACCGATATTTTCAAAATTCTTACGAGGCATAATTACATCAATTAAGAAGACGTCATAGTAAGAGAAATCAAAATATTCAACACATCATCATCTACAACTGAACGACTAGCAGTAAAAGCCTTGGCACAAATGAGCTTTCCTGCAGTAGATGTAGGATCAGAATCTGTAACAATAAAACCACCATAGATAGTGCGCGTTGCAGCAATTGTAAATACTGCTTTATTAGCTGTATTAGTTACATTAGCCGAAGATGCAGCAGCAACAGTATATGCTTGACGAGCTGTTTCATCCATTTCAGTAGTTGCTTGGAGTTCTCCATAAGTACCAGCTGCACCTAATTTAGCTGAAGCAGTATCTCCAGCAGCAGGTGTTACATTCTGATCAAAAATATTTACATACAAATCACCAGTACAAGCACCTCCAGCATTAAAAACCTCATTCAAGATAAAGTTCATGCCTTCAGTGGTAAAAAGATTACTTCCCTGGTCATTAGCTTCTAGGAGTTTTCCACCCCTGAAATGCTCAGTAAACCAATTCGCATGCACCTGAAGATTAGATTCCAACCGATGCTTTAGAGCATAAGCAATTTCTGTAATATCATCGAGTGAAATAACTCTTTTTCCTTTAGCCTCAAACTCTTTCTTTACAGCAAGAGCCATTTGATCAATTTTTTGTTTCATAGTAAACATAATTTTTACTCCTTTTAATAAATTTGTACACCACCGCGCCAGACTGAACATTCCATTTCATCAGAACAAGCAGCCTTGACATCAAAAAGTTTTCTTGAAATGTTGTTAGTAGCCAATTTACTATTTTTTAAAGCAGTTAATGTTTCAATATCAACGTTTCCATTATTTACAGCAACGGCACTT